CCTGAAGTATAATGTGTGTCATGGTTTACATCAGGCTTAGTATTTGTTATAGTAATATGACCATTAGCATCACTTGCAACAGATATACCATTACCAGCTTTTACTTGGTATTGATGGGTAAGTGTTGTGTCATCAAATAACTTAAGATAAGGATTAGATACAGCTGCATTAGTATTTACATTTATTGCACCAATATAAAGATGAGATACTTTATGTGGTATAGTATTTGTAATAGAGATTTTTCCATTACTATCAGAAGTTACAGATATACCTGTTCCTCCAGCTATATTATGTTTAAAATATTTATTAGCAGCTTTAAAAGTAAGATATACATTTCCATTTGTTGAAATAGCAGCATTAGAAGTTAAATTTCCATTTCCACCAATAAAAAGTCCAGTATTCTTTTCATTAAGATAAAGATAAGAAGTATTATTAGTATCTTTATAATAAATATCTCCAGTTACTGTTCCTCCAATTAAAGGAAGATATACTCCATCTCCAAAAGAATCTATTTTCTTTACATTACCACCAGCTAAAAGAACATATGTATTATCATAATTCTTAGTAATAAATTTATCAGAAGTTAATTCTCCACTTAAATATCCTTTACCAGCAACATAAAGATTATAAGTTGTATTTTCTGCTGGAGATGTATTTCCTAAATAAATTCTTCTAGCAAATAGATTACCTGTATTATTTGTTGTATATATTGTATCATCAAACTTAAGAGGTTGATTAGCACCAGTAACTCCTACAAAATAAAACTTAGTAGTATTGTCTTTTGAAGAAACTACTGTATTAGAGCGACCTGTAAAACGTTGTCCATATACATTATTATATCTTAATGATGCACTACCAATATTATATGATATATCAATTTTAGGAAGTATATTTCCAGTATTAGAAATATCTCCATCAATATTACTTGAAAAATCACAATTCTGACCCCAAAGAGATATATTATTCTTTAACTTACCAGAAATATAAGTAGTATATAATGTATCTCCTTGATAATATAATGAAGAAGTTGTATAAGTTGTTTGGAATCCTTCTTTTTCTTGTACAAATGTAAGATAATAAGAAGAATTAGTTATAACTGCCTCTTTAGTTAAATTAATATCATTTGTATTGATATCTGTTGTTTGCCATTTTCCATTAATATATGTTAAAAGTATTGGAGATCCAATATTATGTTCATTTCCTATTTTAATATTATTCTTGAAAACTTCTATATTACCAAGATTATTAATATTTAAATAAGTTGTATCTGCTCCATTTATACCTTTTACATAAATTATAGATAATCCTTCATAATATTCTGTAACATCATCTGAATTTCCTGTCCAATAACCAACTGTTCCTGTAGAATTACCAAAAACTACTGGTATTCCACCTATTCCACCATACATTATACCATCATTAATAATGGCTCTTTTTCTTTTATGTAATATTATTGATTTAGGAAAAAGTTTAGAATAATCTAAAACATTTTTATTCCAAACACCAAGATAAGAATATAATAATTTATCCTTAGACATAAATTTAAATAAATATATACATTAACATTTAATTAAAAATAAAATTCATTTTTGACTATATTGAAATAATTAATATTTAAAATCTATATTAATTTAATAACACAACAAAAAAAGATAAAAATATATTTCAAATTAAGAAATGTTTATATATAATGGTTTTAGTCAGACACCAACAAGAAATTTTCAGGCAGCAGGAATAGACTTTTTTATTCCAAATATTGATGATAATAATTCAGAACAAGTAAAAATTGCAAAAGAAGCATTAAAGAAATCTTATAAGTTAACTGATCAAGATATTGATGATTTTAATTTGATAGTTGATGGATTAGCTACTGATGAACAAAGAAAAATGTTTGAAGGTCAACGTTGGAATCTTCTTCATTTATTTAATGCTCTTAAGTCTGCAGAGTGGTTTAAGAATCATAGAGATGAGTCTTTTACTAAGAAAGTAGATTATTTCCTTGATAATTATTTAAGAATATCTAAAGATGGTAAGTTAGGTATAGCTTGTCAATTCTCAGATATGTTATTTATTAATTCTGGTATTAAAGTTGCTCTTGAACCTTGGAAGAGTCTTGAATTTAAAAATAAATCAGGTAAAGGTACAGCTGGTTGGAGTGTAAAAGCATGTCTTGTAGATGAAGATTATGCTGGATATATGCATCTTTCTATGCAATATCTTTGGTATGATTCTGAATGTGGAGGAACTGTTTATGTTGGAGATAAACTTACTCAAGCTACAAAGCAAACAGTAGAGACAGATGATGCTATTGAATTAACTCAAAGTGAATATGAGGAAAGAATGAAGAACTCTAAACGAGGAAGTGATGGTTTTGGTAGTTCAGATGTAAAACATTAAATAAAGAGGAGAACTTAATTGTTCTCCTCTTGTTCTATATTAATAAACTGATAATCTAGATTTGAATATTTAAAAGTTACTTTGAATGTCTGAGACTGTGCAACTGGTGCATTATAGTTAAAGTCTAGCATATCAATTTCACTTATAATAGGATCATCAATTACAATTCTAGAATAAACTTCTCCTTTACTATTGAAAATATCTATAAAGAATTGTTCTGGTAATTTCTTATATTTTGTATCACGAGAATATTGCCAGAAGAAATTCTCAAATATAAGAAAATAATTGACATATCCAAGAGTATGACGGAAATATACATTTAAAGTCTTGTCAACTAATGCTATTGGATTTTTTTCAGAACGATAATTATAATCTGTAGCAGTATGCATAAATTGATTTTGTAAATCTCGATCTTTATTTCCATATATAGATTTACCTTTACCAGACTGTTGTTGTTCTACTGTAGCATCAACAATTCCTAATACTTGTACAGATTGGATTGTTTCATTTAAGAAATCAATAGGTTTATAAAGATAACTCTTATTATTCTGAATTATCTTTGAATATTTTTCATTAATCTCATCTATTATGAATGTATCTGGGATAGTTAACTTAAAACTATCTTGTTTTCCTTTTAATGTAAACATATTATATTACTGTACATTTCATTATTTTTAAATCTTTTGTCAATATCTTTTCTTTATTACCATTTCCATTATCTTTCCAAATAAACTTATTCTCAAAGATTAAGTCTTTTTCTTTTTCAGACAATGGAGAATGGTTAAGTTTCTGATATCCATAGTAAATATTGAATTTCTTCATTATTGATTACCTCTAGATCTATTTTGACTTGCTGAACTTCCTCTTTGATTTGTTGATGGATTTTGTGGTGGTGTTCCATTATTTTGAGGAGTTGAATTATTTCTGCTTGTATTGTTTATCTTTGTTTTATCTTCTTCTGGTGATGAAGGATTATTATCATCAAGAGAGTCTGTTGTGTCTGAAGAAACAAGAACATTAATTGGATTAGCCATAACTTCTTTAATTGCAGAAATTGTAGAATCAATTTTCTTTTGTCTCTTATCTTGACTTTCATCAGATTTTTCAATAGTTCTAGCAGCTTGTTCAAGACGATCAACTAAGTTATTAAGTGTAGGAGTTAATTTTTCAACTAAAGCATTTGTAAGTGCTCCCATATCAGGCCATTGATTAGCAAGTTTATTCAATCCATTTACAAGACTATTCATAGTATTCAATTTAGATACATCAACACTATTAATTGTATTTACATATTTCTTCAATATCTCTGTATTCTGATTGAACTGTGAAGAACCTTTAGCATTAGATAAAGTCTGATTAGTCTTCTTAATTGATTCTATTAATAAATTAGATTTATCATAAGCATCTTTATCAAATGGATTTACACCATTATAAACATAATTACTAAGTTCATCTGTTAAGAAATCAAATACAGTCTCTTGAGTAGGATCATAAGTAAATGAAGAGCATATACCTTGTAACTGACTGATACTGTTATTAAGATTAGAAACCATCTTAGTAAAATCAAGAGTACTAAACTTATTGATTTCATCTTGATATTTATTGATTTCTTTTATCTGATCTAATGTAGTCCTTACAGTAAGTCCAATAGCAGCAATTAAATCAGTAATATTATCTGCTAATATCTCTCTTGCATTCTTAGCTTCTTCAGTTTGATAAGCTCTAATCTCATCACTATCAAGAATTGTAAGAAGACTTACAATAATATTTTTAATAATATTCTTAGCTCTATTTATCTCATTATCATCAAGACGCACATATTTAAGTACATTACCATCTTTATCCCATGAAATTGGAATACTTGTAGAAGCTATTTTAACTATTGAATTAGATGCTGAAGATATAATTCTAAGAATCTGAGATATTCCGTTAGAAACTGTAGTTAATAATTCTGCTTCATTATTAGGATCAAATTTCTTTCCAGGAGCAAAATAATCATCATATATATCTGAAATAACATCTGCTAATATTGTAAGTATACCTGATTGTTTACCATTTCCTTTAAATAACTGATTTACATTATTTATGATTGATAATGGTTCAATATGTTTATATCTTGTAGGTTTACCATCTTTCCAAGGAGCATCCCAATCAGGTACTTGAGCACTTCCTAATTTAATTGCTGTATCAACTACACTAGCTGTTATCTTAGTTATTTCATTAATACATCTTACTGCAACATTAAATGGAGAATCATCATCTGGATTTTCACCAAGAATAAATTTTAATCCAAGATGAGAATCATCGCCATTATAAGCTAATATTATTGCATTAGCTGTAGCTGGAATGACTTTCATCATTACATCATTCAAATTATTAATAGCATCTGTATAAACAATTTGTTTGAAATGTATTGGTTTTCCATCTTTATCCCATTTATCTGCTACTAATCCTTGTCCAATCTTTATAATAGAGTCAGCAATACTTGAAATAAGTCCACCTGTTGAAGATACAGAAGATACTATTTCTGTAAACCATTCATTATCTTTTCCAAAATATTGTGGATATCTTTTAGTAGTCTCAACTATAGATACAATCTGTCCAATAAGTATTTTCTCAACTGCTTCACCAGCTGCTATATAATCATCTTTAGTAAGTTGACGGTATTCAATAGCTTTTCCATCTTTATTCCAATTGATTGCTATTTGTCCAGAAGCTAACTTAACAATACCTTCTGCCATATTTCCAATAAATTCAGAAACAGGAAGTATTGCATCCATTTTATTAGATACATCATCTGTATTAATATCAAGTGAAGCAACTGCAGATATTACTGTAGTAAGAATATTCTCTATAGATTTTCCTGCATCATAGAAATCAGAACTAGTAACTTTAACATAATGTATAGGGTGTCCTTTATCATCCCATTGATTAGGAATCTGAAGAACTGCAATATCTTTTACTCCAGTAGCAATATTTGAAATCATCTCACTTACTTTCATAGAAGCTTCAATGACACGGATTAATTTTGGAGGATCATCAGAACATAAAAGTCCACCACTTACTACATCAAATATATTTTGTTTTTCACTTCCTCCTAATTCTTCATTTTTTCCCTTTTCATATAAACTCATTAAAGTACGTACAACTGAAGTTAATATAAGATCAATATTTTCTCCAGCTTCAACAAAATCACGTTTCTTAATTGGACGGAAAGCAATAGCTTTTCCTTTTTCATCCCAAGCTGTTGGTATTTGCATTTTAGCCATATTTCCAACAGCACTTCCTATATTAGATATAACTTCACCAATTTTAAGAGTAGCTTCCAAAGTATTTATAAATGGACTAGGCTCAGCATCAGAGAATAATCCTCCTCCAACAACATCAAATATATTCTGTCCTTGTTTTAGACCAAATCTTTTATAATCATTACCAACTTGATATAAAGACATTATTGTTGAAGCCATTGATATCAAAATATCTGATACATTATCACTAGCTAATTTGAAATCTTTTTGTTTAAGTTGACGGAATGCAATAGCTTTACCTTTACTATCCCATGCAGTTGGTATTTGCATCTTAGCCATGTTTCCAACACCAGTAGCAATATTTGAAATTACTTCACCAACTTTATTTCCAAAATATAAGACTTGCCATATAGCTTCATCATCATTATTTGCTAAATCTTTAAGACCAAATTGACGTGTTTTTCCATACCATACATCTATAAAAGCTTCAGCCATAGTTGTAAGTATATCTGCAATATTTCCTTTAGCTATTTCAAAATCATTTGGTTTTAATTGACGCCATCTTATAGCATTTCCATCTTTATCCCAACGAGATGCAACTTTCAAATTAGCTAAATCTTGAATTGCAGAAGCTACTGTTAACATAGTTTCTCCCATAGGTTTAGCAATACTTTTTATTATTTCTAATTTACTAAATATTCTTGTTATTTTAAATATATCTTTAACTGAAATAACTTCATCCGCGATATTTATGAATGATTTAAGATTATTAACAATTGTTTCTGTTTGACTTGATATATCACCAACAGCTGCCATCTTAGCAACTGATAATGAAATTAATAGCATAGTTGTAGATAATGAAACAGTTAATAATCCAATAGGTATCATTGCAATATTTCCAAGAACAGCAGCAACACCAACAGGAATTAAAGCTAATGATAATATTCCAATTTGTCCAACAATATCTATAAGTGTATTAATATTTCCTGGTAATGTCTTTCCATGTTTTTTCATTAAACTATCAACTATAGCTAATGATGCTGATAATGCCATTAGAGAAATACCAATAGCAACAGATGCTGCTAATCCAAGAGGAGCAACTAAACCAAGAGCACTTAATAATAAGAATGTACTACCAAGAGAATCCCAAGAAAGTATATTATTAAGTATTCCAATTTCTTTTAATATTCTATTACCATTCTTTCCTATGAATGAATGCATAATACCAAGACTAACTGAAATTGCTGTTATTGCTACACCAATAGCTGTAGCTGCTACTGCTCCTAAAGTAATAAGAACCATAACAGGAGGAATTCCTAAAATAGCAAAAACTCCTAATATACCTGTTAATACTGTTCCTAATACACCAATATGTTTTAATGTCTTTCTACCATTAGGATCATTTTCAAATATATAATTAGTAAGAAGTATTGATAAACTTAATGTACCTATTGCTATAGCTAAACCTTGAGCAACTGCAATACAAGGAGTAATATATGGAGCTAAATATCCAAGTAATGCCATAACTCCTGACATTAAAGCTATAAATCCAGTTAATACAATAGCATAGTTTATAGCTGATCCAACACCATATTTATTAATATACATTGCTCCTGCAATTAAAGCTAATGAAGAAAGTCCAACAAATATTCCAAATGCTGACATAGAAGCAATAGTCTTAGGATCTCCCATAAACTTATTAAGTATTAATACTGTTACTTCCATTATAGTAACAAAACCAGCTAATACTATAGCATATTCCATAACAGATTTTGCTCCATATGTCTTTACAAACATAGCACCAATAAGAAGAGCAGCAGAAGAAACAGATATAAATATACTAAGTTCCTTCATACTTACCATAGATTTTCCATTAAGCCATACAGAAAGACCAACTGCAACTGCTTCCATAATTCCAACAAATCCTGCAAGAAGTAAAGCAAATTCCCAAGCAGATGCACTTCCATAAGCATTTATATAAGCAGCACCAGCTATTAGTGATGCTGTACATAAAGCAATGAATATTCCAAATTGCTGAGCTGATTGTATAGCTTCTGGAGCAACTTTAGAGAATAGTAATATTGGTGCTACTACTGCTAATTCAAATAATGCTAATAATCCTGTAAACTGTAATGCTGCATGAGGCATTTGTCCTCCTTTCATTGTCATAAATAATGCGCCAATAAGTAATGCAGTAGTACAAACAATAATCATAGCAGTAAAATCTACAAGACCACGGAATATCTGATTCTTCATTTTATTAAGAATCAATAATGGAGCTAATACACCAATTTCAAATAACATTAATAATCCAGTAAACTTTAATGCATTCTTTACATATTTTCCTCCTTGAGCAGCAACAAATAAAGCTCCAATCATTAAAATAATTGTAGAAGTTATTACAATTCCAGTAAATAACTTCATAGAATTAGTAACTCCATCTTTGAATGTATTAATTAATAAGAATGGAGTTATTATCATTGCTTCAAATAACATTAATGTAAATGCAAATTTTAATGCATTTTTAACTAATTTACCTCCAGATAATGACATGAATAATGCACCAATAAGCATTACAGCAGTAGTTACAATTAAGAATCCTGAAAAATTCTGAAGTCCTTTAGTAGCTTCTGGTGCATATTTATTGAATAATATAAATGGAGCAACAACAATTGCTTCAAATAACATTAATGTAAGACCAAATTTAAGAGCATTTTTAACAAGTTTACCACCTGCAAATGACATAAATAATGCTCCAAGAGTCATTATAACTGTACATGTTATTATAAATGATGATAAATTCTCAAGTGAATCTAATGCATCTTTTGCAATAAATTTAAATGTCATAATTGGAGCAACAATTAATGCTTCAAAAAGACCAAGTGTAATAGCAAATCCAAGAGCTGCTTGCATGAATTTACCTCCTCCAAGCATCATAAACAATGCACCAACAAGCATTGTAGCTGTACAAGTTATAACAAAACTATTAAGATTATTAAGAGCTGGAAAAGCTTTATTTTTTTGTAATGAGAATAATAATAATGGAGCAACAACCATAGCTTCAAAAGCCATTAATGTAACACCAAATAATAAAGCATTCTTAGCAAATTTAGCTCCACCAACCATCATGAATAATGCTCCTATTGTCATGACTGCAGCAGAAGCAACTATAAATGCACCAAGACCAGCCATAGAAATAGAAGCTTTTTTAATTTCTTCATTTCTTTGATTAGTCTTAACAGCAACTTCATTACAAGAATCTAAGCTTTCATCTATTTTCTTATTAGCAGCTTTTACAGTATCTGCCATACCTGCAAGCTCAATAATCTTGTCATATTTTGTTTTTATTTCATCATATACTTCATCAAGGATATCAAGATAATCAAGTATATTAACTCTCATTTTTTTAATATCATTAGCTTTAGTATCAATATTACTAAGAGTATTAATTATAGAAGAAATACCTTCTAGACTTTTAATTATCTTTTCAACTTTCTTTTGATCAGCAACATCAATAGAATTTAATCCTTTAAATATTTCACTTAAAGATTTAACAGAAGCACTTTTAGATATTTTACCATTCTCTGTTGTATTTGCAAATATTGTTGTTAATTCTTTTAATATTTCTGGAAGTTTTTTATTAACTTTAATTTGTGCTAAAGAATCAACAATATTTTTTACATGACCAATATTTTCAACTATTCTTTGATATTTTTCTTTATTAGTCATATCTGCAACATCATTTAATCCATGAAATATATTCTTAAGATTTTCAGGATTTTGATCTGAATAGAATATAAAATCTAAAAATGATAAATTTCCAGGTATTATATTATCTGCTTCAATTCCTAAATTCTTAAGATTAAATAATATTGTATTAATAGCAGTAACTCCATCAATAATTAATCCAGCTTGTTCTTCTGATACTGGATGCATTTCTCTTAAACCTTCAAATAAAATATCAAGATTACTACCATCACCAAATATATTCATAAGATTAATAATATAAGACTCAAAATCTTTCATTTTATCTTTATCTTTAAGAATTTCATTTGCTGATGACATTTCTTGAAGTATACTATTAACACCTTTAATAGCATACATAATAACATCTGTATCATCTTTTGTAAGAGATACTTCTTTAATTTCTTTAATAGCAGCAAATAATTTTTGAAGTCTTATAACAGTATCAACTAATGTCTGACCATCTCCAAGTGTCTTATTTAAATTTTCAATTCTTTTTAATACTTGATTTAATGGTAAAATAAGACTATCTAAAGTTTCTAATCCTTCAGTAGTCTTTTTATCTATTTCACCAAAATGACTGATAGCTAATAAGAAATTCTTTAATGCACGAGAATTTTTAGAAGTAGGATCAATATCTCTTTCTGATAATTCAATAAGTTTATCTATTGTCTTATCATTTATACCTTGTATTAATAATTTTATTTTTTGTGATCCTTCTTCTGTTGTTGTATTTCCTTCTTTAATAGCTACTAATATATCATTTAATAATGGTGCAATACCAGATAATACCATATAGTTAGATTCATCCCATAAATGATTTTCTTCATAACTATCAAGATATTTATTTGCTAATTGAGTAATAGTCTTTAAATCTAATTTACTTGCTACAGTAGCTGCTTTTATATCACTTAATAAAGCAAAAATAGAATTACTATCACCAAACAATGCTTGGTGATTAGATTTTATCTTAGCTAAGAATGAGTTTTCTTTTGATCCTAATGCAGCATCTCCTACAATTATTCTAGCCATTGCTGAATTATGATCAGTTATAATACTTTGAACACTTTTTTCAAGATTATAAGTTACAGCTTCTTCTCCACTTGGAAGAGCAGTAACTCTTACATCAATAGTTCTTTTAGGAAGTGTCTTTTTATTATTAGTATTTGCCATTAAATATCTATATTATATAAATGTATTCTATATAAAAATAAAAATGAGATTAAACTGATTTTGAATTTTTCAGTCTTATTTTCTATATAGATACTAAAAACTTTTAAATATGAATAAATATTATGTATATTGCAGATATGAATATATATCTGATAAAGGAAAGAAATTTACAGATTGGTTTAGAATGCCAGGAGTATTTGATAAAGAAGAAGATGTTAATAAAGAAATAGATAACATATCAAGTACTTCTAAAGATATTGATAAGAATACTAAAATGAAACATGAGTATGAAATCAGATATCTTGATGAGACATTGATTCCACAAATTAAAATGAAACGTCCTAAAGGCCGTCCAAAGAAATCTACAATTGAAGAATTAAATGTAATTATAAAAGCTCTTAATAAGAAAGGATCTATAAAGATAGATGGAACTATGAAAGAATATCTTTATAATGATGAAGAAGCTAAAAAATATATTCAAGAGCATATTAAAGATAAAGATACTAAATGGGTAAGATATTGGTATGATGATAATGATATTCTTTATTTAATTCTTAAAGATAATTCTGAAAAAATATATGAGTAAACCTAAAAATAGAGTAATGTGTCCTGATTGTGGAAGACAGAAGATGCTTTTTGAATCTGAGTCTAAAGCAAATAATTTCATTAAATGGAATAAAGATGAGATAGAGAATGGAGATAAATTAAGAGCTTATTATTGTCCAGCTTGTTGTGGTTGGCATATATCTCATCAGAAATTTCATAAAGATATGGAAGGCAGGACAGATAAACTTATTGAAAATTATAATAAAGAAAAAGAATTAGAAAAACTCAAAAATAATACATTTATAAATATTCATATTGAAGAGTTATATCAAGAAATTAAAAGACATAATTTACAAGACAGAAAAAGTATAAATCAATTACTTTATAAACCTGAATATTCTAAATACACTTCATTTGTAAAACAAGAAGCTAAAGTAAAATATTATACAGAAATAAATATATGAAAACAGACTTAAAAAAACAGACAAAATATTTCAGAAGAACATTTGATAAAGATAAGATGGAATTTATATTGACAGAAATTCCACTTAACAAAGATAATTGGTATTATGTTCAGATAGATGCAACAATCAGAACATCATTCCTTAAACATCAATGTCCTCTTCCAAAATATGTCATTATTGAAGAATTAAGTCATTATACTAAAATTAATATAATTAGAGATATTATAAAAGAAAAAGATATATTAGATTGGTATGATAAATCTCTTTTTATTAAATCTGAATTAGATATACAAGCAAAATGTAATTCTAATGAAGAAGATAAAAATTGGATAAAATATGAATTTAAGATAATATGATTAGAAAAGATGTTATATTTTTATGTTTAATATTCTTATGGATAATTACATTAGTATCATCATATATATTTCATATTGAATATTGGAAGACTAATTCTTGTTGGATAGTATTTTGGACATTCTTAGTATTATTAAAATTATCAAATACTAAATTTAATAATTGGCTTAATAAAAAATTATGAGTAAACTATTAGAAGAACTTGAGAAAAAACTTAATTCAATGACTAAAGAAGAACTTGATGCTGAATGGGAAGAACTTAAAAAATGGAATAATGTTGGCCCAACAGTTGATGAATATTTTGAATCATTGAAAAGAGATGGTTTATATCCTAAAGATTTAGATTATGAAAGTAATATTTCTTGATTTTGATGGTGTTATAACAATACCACCTAAGTGGTATCTTAAAGCTGATAAGATAAAATATATTAAAAGAATTGTTGATGAGACAAGAGCAAAAATTATTGTCTCATCTTCTTGGCGTATGAATACTGTAGAAGAAACCAAACAAAGTATGATTTATAAAGAACGTAGATGTCCAAGAAATAAAATGCTTTATTGGCTTATTGATAATCTTTATGATGTAACACCTCATGTAGGATTAGGTAATGGACGTGGAGGAGAAATACAAAAATGGCTAAATGATCATCCAGAATTTGATAATTATGTTATATTAGATGATGATCATGATATGTGGGATTCTCAATTATATCATTTTGTACAGACTAATTATGAAGATGGTATAACTGAAGTAGAGACTGTAAGAGCTATTAAGGTATTGAATAAGAAATTTTTCCAGAATTCAATGGCTCTTAACTATGAACTTAGATTTGAATATCTTAAGAAATGTCATCATCTTCCTAACAGATATGATGAATTAGATAAATATAATGATTTATGTAAAAATTCAAATAACAGATATGAATTATAAAGAATTTTATAAGAAAGAATTATTTCCAAAGAGAGATATCAAAATTACTGATAAATATCTAGAAAAAAGAGGATGGCATAAGACCAAGCCTATTGGTGAAGAAAATCCAACATGGTATTATTTTGATGATGGTGTATTAGGACGTATTCATGTAAGTATCTATAATAAAAAACCACATTATAGACTACAAATTAATCATAATATAGGAGATTCAAGATATATAAATACTGTTGCTGATATAAAAGCTGCAGTATATTCATATGTTTGTGGAATTCAAGCAGTAAAATATGGAAAAGAAGGTAATGGATATAAATGGATTGATGTAGATACTAAAGAAGAGGAAGATGAATACAGATATAATCTATATTGTAAATTAATTCAAAAAATAAAATAATGAAAGATAAATTTATTGGTAAGCAAGCTTATGCTGGTGGTACTATGAAAAGGTTTTATGGTACAATTATTAAAAAAGAAATTGATGAAGATGGTTGGGAATGGTATATTTTAATGTCACCAACAGGAGAAACCTCAAGATATAGTGAAGAAGAAATAACAATAATTCCAACACCTGCTAGAAAAGAGACTTATGATGAGAAAGTTGAACATATTATGAGACTTTGTGATATATCTAAAAAAGAGGCAGAAGATTTTATTACATTTATTTATAAGCAATTATGTTCTTCAGGATATTTTATGGGAGATTATAATATTCATGGATTTCCAGAACCTGAAGAGCTTAAGCCTTATAAAATATTATATAGAGAAAGAGATTTTGGAACTTGGCTTTTAGATTTTGCTCTCCAATATAATATGGAGCAAGGTATGGAATATGATTGTAAATTCAAGTTTGACAGACACGAATATAATAAAGAAATACAAGAATCTTTAAAAGAAGATTGAATTTTTTAATTTTTTTACTATATTATATTTGTAATTTTAAAACAAATATTATGTGGTGTAGTTCAAATAAAGAAGATTTAAAATCTTATTTTATTAAAAGTATTGATGGTGGTTGGATGGAAGATTCTATAAAATCAATTACTGAATTAGATCGTCTTATCAAAGGTTATTTAAAAGATAAGAAACAATATATTTGGTGGACTTCAAGAAAATTAATTGAAAATCCAAAGAACAATAAAGAATCTTGGTATAATTGTTTTTGGAAATGTGAAAATTCTGAGAATTCTCTTTATTTAAAAGGAATGAATGATCATAAATGGCAGATTGAAGTTCTTATTGAAGCAATGAGAGAAGTATATTCTAAAAATCTTGATTCTAAAGAATATAATAGACTTTGTAAGAAAATTGAAACTCGTATTAATAGAATGAATAAGTAATATGGGAAAATATAATTTAAATTGTGGAGATCAGTTTGGAAAAAATGATGAAGCTACACGTATATTTAATGATGAATTTATTCCATTTATAAAGAAACTTAAGATTAAAGATAAAGATATCGAAAAAATTTATAAAATAATACAAAATATTACTGAAGAAGCATATTTTATGGGTGGTAATGTTCGAGAGTGGGAATGTAATGCTGGAGAAGGAGTATGAAAGTAAAAGTATATTATTTTATTAAAGATTATGATGATAGTATTATAATTGAAGGTAATAATATTGAAGAAATTCGAGAAAAATGTGATAATGAACTTAATAAAAGAGGAGCAACATATTCTGGATCTGAAATTTTAGAAGAATAATATGACAGTAGCAGAATTAATTGAAGAACTTATTGATCTTGAACTTGCTGGATATGGAAATTATCGAGTAATGGTTAATACAGATATTGGAAGTACTGAAGAAGTATCTGATAGAGAAGTTTATAATCAAAAAGAAGAAGTTTTTATATATTAAATGTTCTACCACTGAGCTATAGGACTAAATTAACAGTAGTAAAAACATTTAAATTTATTAAAATTATGGGTAAACAAAATCGTAGTGAGAACACTTATCAAAAGATCAACACTCTTTACATGCGTGATGCTAATAATATTATTATGCCTTATGATGAGTATGTTGATCCTGTTTTTAAATTCTTAGAGAATAATCTTTGGGATTGTGAAGAGAAGATTGATGGAACTAATACTAGAATTGAAGTAACATCAGAAATTGTATGGGATAATCCATCAGAACCTTGTGTAATTGAAGGAGTTAAATTTTCTGTAGAGTATAAAGGTAAAACAGATACTGCTCAAATTCCTCCTATGCTTATGAAACATCTTCAGGAAAATTATCCTGCTGAAAAAGTTCTTAATGCATTAGGACTTAAAGATTATATTCCTGTTTCAGAATGGCAAGAACATAAATGGGGTATTCTTAATGAAGATCTTAATACTTTTACTCCTGACGAAACTAAGATTCCTAAGAAATATACTATTTATGGTGAAGGATATGGACCAAAGATCCAAGCTGGAGGAAATTATATTAAGGAAGGTAATCGCATGATTGGGTTTGATGTAAAGGTTAATGATCTTTATCTTCTTAAGCCTAATCGTGATGATATTCTTAATAAATTAGGTATGCCTATTGTTCCTTATATTGGACAAATGACACTTAAGGATGCTATTAAATTTGTCAAGAAAGGATTTAAGTCACGTATTGCTGAAGCTAATCCAGATTATCTTGCAGAAGGTCTTGTTCTTCGTACTCCATGTGGTTTGAAAGATCGTCAAGGCAGACGTATTATTGTAAAGATTAAGACTTGTGATTGGAATAAGTATTACAAGAAATATGGAACTTATGATAAAGTAGATCAGCCTAAGAATGAATACTATCAAGGTTAATTTTAAAAGTAAGATGAAAGAAACAAAAGTCTTAAAAAAAGAAAAAGAAGTAGTAGTATATAAACCTGATCAAGAAGTCTATCTTAATATGTGGGTAGAAGCTAATAAATGGTTTATACCTATGAAAGAAATTAATGAAGACTCAAATGTTGCTTATATAGGTTATTGTAATGAAAATAGTTCATTAGTTGTACAATATAAATGTATGAAATATGATGTACAAGGATATGAACTTGGAGTAAGACCAGAGCCAATTGGATATTGGTATCATGATGTACATAAGTTAGTATTTAATAATTTATTGAAAGCAAAGTCTAAATCAGATTTTATTAATAAGTATATTAAAGAAAATTATATGTATCATAGAGAAGCAATTGGAGTTGGACTAGTGCTAGCAATGGATAATTATAAAGGGTAGCTTAACTGCTACCCTTTAATTTATTCTATAGGTTTATAACCATTAATATATTTTATTTTACCTTCTTTAGAAATTGTCTTGCCATCTTTTGATAGATAATCATCAAGTTTCTTTTGAGCTTGTTCTTTTTTCTTCTGAAGTTCTTCTAGTTCTTTCTCTAATTCATTAAGTCCAGAAGTATTTGCCCATTCAGAACCAGCTTTATCTAGATATTTATCACATTCTGGTTTAGATTTGTCAAATTCATTATCAGGATGATCTTTATGGAATAATTCTTGTGCTTGATATAAAATATCTTCTTCCATATTATTATTCAAGTCATCAATCTCAGATATTTTATTATCAATCTCATAATTGATATCATCTAATTCATCATAATATTTATCTTCAACTTTTGATGATGTCTTAAATTTATATGTCTTAGATTTCTGACAAAGACCAACTAAATCTGAAGAAGAAATTACTGCAAACTTACCTTCACTGAATTCAATATTGATTTTCTTAGAAGGTAGAATTTCATCAATAGTTCCTTCTATCTCTTCTTCAATATCATCTCCATTCTCATCTTTATACTTCTTAAGATAAATTACTCTGTCTCCTTCTTTAAAAGTAATTCCACCTACTTCAATACGCTCTTTTGATTCTAATATGTATTGTTGTAATGATTTCATATATATTAATATTATTTATTTGCAAAATAAGCTTTCAATGCATTCTGAGCATCTTTTTTACTATTATATTTAGCTTTCCAATAACCTTCTTTAGTATTAGTACCTTTATTTGGAGTTCCTTTTATTCTCCAATATTTACCTACTTTTACTATAACATCTTCTCTTTGTTCAAAAATAAAATTTTGTAAACTTTTCATATTTAAGATCTTGTTTCTACTTTTTCTATATTTTCTTCATTTAATTCAGTAAATTCATCTCCAAAAACTTTTTTACCTTCTTTATATAAATTGATATATAAATTTTCATATTCTGCACGTTTCCATTTATCTATTTCATCATCCCATTTATAAGTATAAGCTAATGCAAATAATAAGTTATTTATAGATTCTATTGAAAGTGAAACATTAACTCTTTCTTTATTAGATTCTTTTATAAAATTATTTAAAGTTTTCATATTTATATTTCTATTGATAATATATTTCCCTTTTCAAATAAGAAAGTAAGTTTTTCATAATCATCATCTCCATCTAAACTTTCAGGAGTATCAAACCATTCTTCAACCTTTTCATAAATTTCATTATTTATAGCATATACATAATAAGTTGCTCTAGATCCTGAATTAACACAATCAATTTCTATATGTCCTCCTTTTAATCTTACAGTATAACCAAGATCGTGTCCTGTAATTATTCTCTTTTTTATTTCATTTAAATCATCAGAATAATCATTTAATACATTTTCAATCTTTTTATGATTATTTGTTTTCATTAAATATCCTAATGAATCAAATTTACATACTATAAAATTATCATATTTTTTATTAATTTCATTTAAAGTATTTAAACAATCTTCCCATTCTATTTCTTCCTCTTCTTCATTTTCATAAGATTGAGAATCATATAATATATAAGTATCAGAGTCAAGTTCATCAGGATTATATTTATCTTGATATTTACTTACATGCAGTTTTTCTATTAAATATTGTGATAAATTTTTCATAATTTAAAATTAATATCAAATATATATCCAACTTGATAATCCATTGACATACTTCTTACTTTGGATATACGAGCGAATAAATGATTTTTATATTCATATATTTGTACAGCACTTCTTACTGAAGAAGTTTCTTTGGATTTTTTCTTAATAAGTTTTATATCTTCTCTTTTATCTCTATTAATACAAATATCTAAATAATCTTTATATTCTTTCTTTTCAGATAATTCATCATGAGAAATATAATATACTTCATTAACAAAATATCCTTTTATAAAATTATTTACTTCTGAAGCAAAACTATCTCCTCTGACTCCTTTAAATAAATCTAATACTTCTAATATAGAATCATATTTATAATCATCAGATAATTTTACTTTAGATTTATATTTACTTACATACAGTTTTTCTTGTATATATTGACTTAATTGTTTCATTTTTTATACCAAATAGGTGGATTTTTTTTTAATGGACTTTTAGTGAACATTGTTTTCATATTTTTAACATTACTTACATTCCATTTAGATATATCTCCATTAAATTTAGAATTATAAAACATATTTTCCATATTTTTAACATTACTTACATCCCATTGAGATATATCTCCATTAAATGATGACTCACAAAACATAGCTTCCATATTTTTAACATTACTTACATCCCATTGAGATATATCTCCATTAAATAATGAAACACAAAACATAGCAGACATATCTTCAACATTACTTACATCCCATTTAGATATATCTCCATTAAAATTAGAATAATAAAACATACTTTGCATATTTTTAACATTACTAACATTCCAATTTAAAATATCTCCTTTTTTACTAGTAAATTTTGAAAATGTAAACATTTCATTCATATTAATTACATTACTTACATCCCAATATGAAATATTTCCATCAAAATTAGAATTAAAAAATAACCTACTCATATCTGTTATTTTTGATGTATTAATATCATTTAAATCAGCATTCCATCCTCTTTCACTAACCAAATCTTTTATAATATTTTTAAGTTCATTTAAATTTTTAGGATGATATTTATAATTTTTAAATTGACTTATATGTAATTTTTCTTGTATATATAAATTTAAATGTTTCATAATTAATATTTTTCTATTTTTGCATAATCAGCACATACATCAACAATATCTGCCATATCTCTATATACTTTCTCTAATTCTTGAAGATGTTCTTGTTCATCTTTAAGTATTTCTTCAATTTTAGAATGAGTTACTATATCTCTGTCTTTAGTAAATTCTTCTAATTTAGTATATGTTTCAATAGCTCCTTTCTCAGCTGTTATATTATTCATTACAGCTTGACAAGTCTCATAAGATGGCATTATATATTTATGTGTAGCTATAACATTTAAAGCTGCTGGATCTGCAATATCATTAGGATCACTTCCTAATTGTTGAAGTCTTTCCATTAACCAACATGCATGGTCTTCAAATTCATCTTTTGCAGTCTCTTTAAAGAATTTAACAAGTTCAGGACGGCGTTTACCATGAAGGAATGGTGCTGTAATAGTATAATGATACCAAGCTAATAATTCTTCTGCTAAAGCATCTTTAAGCATAGTAAGTAGCTTAAGATAGCCTTCTTCTCCTAATTTAAGTTTTAAATCATTTATTTTACCACTATCAAAACAAGAATCAGGACATTCTGGATTTGGCTCAGGAACTGTTTCTCCATCAGATTGATAATAATAGTCTTCCCAATGTTCTATGATTTTCTTTTCAAATATAAGCTTAGATTCACGGTTTACATTCTCTATACTGTCTGATGAATGCATTGCATTTTTCATCTCATCTTTTCCCCAAGTCTTTCTGACTTTATCTTTAAGAGAATCCATATCCTTTATCGGATCTTGACAATTCTTATGACATAGACAACAAAGGCATTCTCCAGATGACATATATTTACATAAGTCATTATAGAAATCTTTATCTTTATGCATCTTATAAAGTTCTTTAGCTTCATCATCAGATAATTGCTTCTTTACCTTTTGAATAACATCCCATCCATTATTCTTAAGTAATGTTAAAAAATCTTCTTCATGATTAAGAAACTCAGGCTTAAGTATTACAAAACCATTTACTTCATTAGAAGATTGTGATTCTTTTATTAAAAATGTCTGCTTATAGCTTTTCATAAATTTAATTACATATTTTCTTATATAAAAATAATTATAATTTCTTCTACAAAATTATTTTTAATAAAAGAATTATATAAGTAATCTAGATGAATTTTATTGATACAACTGGTCATGTATTTTCACTTCCTTCTTATGATGATATACCACTTCATCTTAAATATAAAGAAGGAGATTATGTATTTTGGTTGAAAGATCAAGAAATATCTATTAACAATTATTATATACTTCCTATAAGAATGATTGTTAATGTAAATGATGTTATATTTGAATATGATGGTGAGACTATTCAAGATCCTTTAAAACTAGATATTACTATTGATTCTAATTTCTATAAACTATTAGGACCAAAATATATTCAAGAAAAACTAGAACAGAATAATTCTATTAAAGAAAGTATTGAGATTGACTTTGATGAAGCTAAGTCAGCTCTTTCTATTGATGATTTCTATTTTGACAAAGTAAATAATTATAATAATCTTATAGTTGAAAGTGGTACTGAGAAATATTATCTTTTTCCTTTCTATGTAATTGGTAAATGTGATATTGAAGGTACTATACTTTCAAATATAATGATAAAAATGAGTACTAAATCTGAATCAGTATCTATAAGTAAACAATGGTTTACAAGAGATCAGCTTTATGATTATTTCTTAAAGAAGACTATGACTGATATTAAAATTTATGAAGTTGATCAAGAAACAGGAGAAGAGACTTATTATACAAGTATTAGAACAGGTTATAATCCAAATGTTGAGATACTTTATCCATATTTTGATGAAAATGAAGTTTATGAATCTAATAACAATCATCGTTTATCTACAGTTATACATTCTTCTTTAGATGAAGCTGAGAATGAAGAAGACAAACAGAATCATTGGTACCGTATAAGAAACTGGGGTAATACAGGTATGCCAGATGATGTATATCATTATATTTATAATCTTCCACAAGATAAATGGTTATTACCTAATCATTGTTATCGTTTTGAAGGAGAAGTATTTCAATCTTGTAAATATTGTGGAAGTACATTATTAGCAAATCATGATGGAGCTATAAATAAATTAGCTAATTCTTTATCTGATCCTAATGGTATTCCTTATTATAAAGAAGAATATGAATATGATGAAACTACTGGAAGATATAGTTTTAGAGAAAATAAATTCTATTATTCTGATGATTTATCAACAGCTTCTGAAGATCATAATAGAGGTGAAGGATTTAAATATAATAATACAGCAATAATAATTCCTAATGATTTAACAATACGAGATATTTTCTTTGATGTTGATAATGCTGCATTAGTTAATTCTTCAAATGGTGGTTATGTTGAAGAAAAAATTCTTAAAGATAAAAATGAATATACTCAGATAACAATTGGAGGTACTTTTATTGATGAACAAGAAGAACTTATAATTAATGGAAGAAATATGGGTATTCAGCTTCCAAAAGAGATAATTAAATCTATATATGAATCTTCTTTCTATCATAAATACTCTAATGAGAAGCTTTTGAAAGATAAAATGAAAGAGCTTCTTCTTAATTATATGAGTATTAAAGGAGAATGTGGTAATTTCAAAAGTATATATAATTCTTTAAAATGGTTTGGATGGGGTAATAAAGTAGAGATATCTAAACTTATAAAAACTGATAATGAGTTTCAGAATCAGTTTATATTAGATTATTTTTCTATTACTACTGATATTAAAGATGTATATAAATTCTTTAATCCAACAAATATGATTTCATTATCTGTAAAAGGAAATGAAGAAGACCATTTAGATATACAAAATCATAATAATTCTTTCTTAGGTGAGGGAAAACCTATTATGAAAGACTTATTTGATGAAGTAGTTGAAGTAAAAGATCAAGGAATATCTTTTTATAAGCCATATTATGATTTTGTATTTACAGAGCTTGCTTTAAAATTAGACTGTCTTAAATATTATTATCAAAGATATTTCTTACCTATACATATTAAGATTAACCGTGCTAGTATAGACTATAAAGTATATGCTAATACTGTTAAGATGGCTGCTATGGGATTTGAGAAACAAACAGAAACTCCTGTTTATATTTCAAATAATAACTTAAAAGTAATATTCCCTGAAGAAAAAGAACTTTTATATTATAGATCAGAACATTATATTGATTCTATGTTTAATGAATTTAATATATATAATGAAAAATATGATAATGATAATAATGATCTATTCTATGTGAATGAAAATTGTATAGTTATTCCTTTAAAATTCAAAGATTTAAATAATTTATATAGTAAATCAGATAAAGGAGAATATCTTCTTATAAATGGAGAATATATCAAGCCTTATGCTTTTACAACTATTGATGGTGAAGAATGTGATCCTGAATATGCTAAAAGATATGTTCTTTATCCTGGTTATGAAGCTGAAAATTTTATAGATGTTGAAAGATATACAAAAATATCAGAAGGTTATTTTGACTGTAGAATATACATTACTTATACAGTCAAAGAACAAGATGATAAAGGACATTATGTTTACAAAGATGGAGAATATCTTTATAAAGAGAAATTCTATAATGACTTTGGTGGAGAAGATGATAATGGAAACTATACTTATTTCTGGGGTAATAAAGAGACTGGAAACTCTTTAGAATATGTACCTTCTAAAAATAGATATAAAATAGTAACTAAGAATCTTTTAGACAGAGATAATAATTTTGTATTCTATCAAGATGGAAATACTTATTATAGAAATTTGATACTTATTCCAAGATTATTGAATACTAAAGATATTGATTGGCTTAATACAGATTTCCGTATATCTGTACTTCTTAATAATACATGGTTTACATATGATTTCAGAGTAAAAATTCCTGATCTTTATCTTGAATTTGGAAGACTTAAATATCGTTATTTTGTACAGAATGATTTCACAATGTTCAATCAAGTAGATAAGATAACTAGTGAAGATATTAAGTTCAATGTATTTATGTATCAGCCTGATTTAATTACAATTAATTCATTGTTTTTAAAAAATAATACTGATACAGAAGTACAGACTTTCTTAGATAAGATATGTTCATTAGAATATATTGAATCTGAATATGGAGATCATCTTTTCTCTAAAGATATTCAAGGTAATTGGCAATTCTATAAACCATTTATGTTTGTTAATGAGAATAATGAAGAGACAGATCTTATACATGCTACTCATTATATACCAATTGAAAATCATGCACCAGTATCTTTAGAAGGAGAAAGAAGATTTAATAAAAGAGATATTAATGAAGAAATGTATGAGTTCTATAATAAATATTATAGAAAGAAGATACAAGTTCCTTATAATAAAAATTATTATAATCAGATTCATTTATTTAAAATTAAAAGTAATATGAATGGTATTGATCATGTAATTAAATTAGAAGGTTATAGTTTAGCAGTAGGTGAAAGTTGGAAAGAATGGTCTCCTTATAATGGTGGAGAAGATAATATAATTAAAGGTTGGAGGAATTATTTATCGGATTTATTAGAAAAATATCCAAATTCATTAATAAGATTTTATAGAGATGATACTCCTTTAGATTCTATAAATATTAATAATTTATTAAATTATTATAACATGACTTATGAAAATATTGAATATAAATTACCAGAATTAGATAATGAAGATGGTAGTATTAATAAATTTGATATTTCAAATAATGATGAAATAATTGAAACTTTATGTCGTTATGATGGTTGTGTTTTTCAATATTTATATACTAAAGAACATAATTATAAAGTAGATCATACTCATGTTGATTTATATTGGTATTCTGTAAATGAAATTAATGATAGCTATATTTTCGCAAGTACAGATCAATTAATATATGATGAAAATACAGAATATACAACAAATAAAACTAAGGTAGTTAAGTTATATAGAAATTTCTTTAATGATGATGGTACTTTAAAATTCAATATAAAAGAGAATATTCCTTATGATTTCTATTTAATGCATGATAAAGGAACTACAGAATATTATACATTTGAAGAAATAGAAGAACATAATAGTTTATCAGAAAATATATTATGGGATGAAAATACTATAAAAACTCCTGGTATTGAAGCAATTCTTTATACAGAAGAAGATGAAGAAGTAATTAATGGTACTAAAGAAGTTGGTGATATAAAAGTTGAAGGTCAAGCTGCAATACTTTATACATCAGAAGAAATAGAAGAACATAATAATAAAGTTGATATTTGGGGAAAAAATAAAATAAAAAGTGCATCATATTGGTATGGTGTATTTATTAGTAAATATCCTATAGGAAATTATAATGAAGAAGATTTAAAAATTCAAAATCCTTTTTATGATATTGATGGAAAATATGAATTAAAATATGATGGTACATCAATTGAGAAATTCTTAGTAAACAGAATGGATATTGAAAAGGCAAATGGATATAATCATTTTAATCAGAATGACTTAATTATTGTAGGTGTTAAGAATAATGATTATTATTTTAATATTGACTTAACAAATAAATGGACTATTAATCTTATATCTGATTTTAATAATACAAATATAGTCAGAGGAAATTCTAATATATTAATTATTCCAAATAATAATTATTCTAATTTATATTCTCCTGGATATTATAATGTTCTTCTTAATTATTCTATTAATGGTCTTGCTGATCATACTTATCTTACAAAAGGACATTATAGAATAAATCAAGAAACAGAAGATATAGAATATCCAGAATTAATAGAGATAGAACAAGAAGTAAAGAAATATGATGTAAGAGATACTATATCTGACTTTACAATACTTTATGAAGATGAGAATGGAAACTGGATTAAGAGTACAGAAGTTATTAATCCTAATTTAGGTTATCATCCAATAGGTATTAAGATTATGAATAAGCATTATTTTGGAAGAGAACAGAATTGGGATATTTATATTGCTCTTAAATTCCTTTCTGTAAATAATCCAGATACAGGATGGCAAGGATCAGGTACTCAAAATGAGAATGATATACCTCGTTTAGGATTCTATGGTATTAATATTCCTACATTAAAAGATTATCTCTATATATCTTATAAAGATACTAATCATTCTGCTCATCTTACATATATGTACCCTCAGACAGATTCTATGATAAATATTCCTACAAATGAAGATGGTACACCAAAATATCCAGCACCAAATGGTAGAGGATGGCATTTTGATCCAGAATCAGCTAATGGACAAAGATATAATATTAATCTATTAAATGATGATGATACATTTAATTCTCGTATGATTGATGATAACTGTGCAGTATCAGATTGGAATGGTTGGGAAAATACACAAAAGATAATTGAAGCATTCTCTCCAGAATATGATGGATGGCAGACTTCTGGAACTATAAATAATGTTCATAATAAAGAATTCTCTCCAGTTTGTGCATGTGCTTGGAGATATCATACAAGATCAACAATGCAAGGAGATTGGTATATACCTTCTTATGCTGAGGTATTCTTCTTAAGTTATAATTTCCAGCGTCTTACAGATTTATTTAATGAGATTGCTACATTATATCCAGAAGATTGTAAGATTGATATGATAAGTAGTATTAATGCTTTATGGACAAGTACAGAATATGATAAAGATGAAATGTGGGAAATACATCCAGGAGAACATGCCCATACATTATCTAAATTAACTAAATGGATTTCATTCCCATACTTAAGAGTTGGAGAAAATGGAGTATATAGAATAACTACATAAATAAAGAGGAAGCTATTTAAGCTTCCTCTTATTTTATACTGTATTTGTATTAAAGAAATAATCTGGTGTATGATTTGCCTTAACCCATTCTTGTATTTGTTGAAATTCTTCATTAGCCATATCTCTGAATGTAGAATAATTAATTGTACTTCCTCCAGGGAGTTTAAATTCAAAAGCACCCATGATAGTTGCCATACTACGAAGACCAAATACTACACATAAACGGAAGAAATAATAATTCTTATATAAATCTTGTAATTTACACCTTGTATAAGTCTGTAATACAAGATCTGATGGTCCTAAGTCTCCAAGAATAACTAAGTCATTTGAGAATTCATTATAATTATAAGTCAAAGGAACATCAAACATTGCTTTAAAAGTCTGAATTTCATATAAAGCTCCCATCATATCTGTTAAATTATAACCTGTACCATTTCCCCATGTATCACTTACTGTTGTACCAGCTCCGGATGCTAATACTGTATTATTTACAATCATTCTTTCAAGAGAGAAATCACCAACTTGACCAAAATAATAATTAGGATGTACTTTATAACATCCAAATACAGATACAATTTGTTGAGGTAATTTAACTATTTTATTTATACAATGCTTATTGAAATCCTGATTATGAATAACATAATATCTTTCTTCAATAGAATAATCATCATTTTGCCAGAACCATTGAGCAGCTTGAAGAATAAGTGGAGGAATAGCAGAAGCAGGAATTGGAAGAGGTAAAGCACAACTTTGAGTTAATTCTTGAATAATTCTTTGAATAAACTGATAGTCTACTTGATCTTCCCATTGTTGTTTTTGTTTAATATATGCTTCCATTGACTGAGCTGAATTATTATCAGTCTGTTGGATTTGTATATTGTTAACTTGACTAGTTTGACAGTTATTCATATAAATAAAAACATTATTTATATAAAAATAATCTTTAGGTTTTCTATATTATAAATAAGATTTAAAAATATGAGGAAATTTTAATGCTAAATAATTTAGAGAAAATACAACAACTTAATGATCTCTATAAGAATAAAGATAAACAATCACTTAATGATATTTTAGAGTCATTTAGTATTATTTCTAAAAATTATAATGATGTTGAGAATAAAATAGAGTTAAATAAATATTCTAATCAATTATATAATTTATGTTCAAATGAAGAAAAATTAAATTTCTTTAATGATCAATTACAGTTGATAGAATGTTTGGTGACTCAGTCTATATATGCTTCTTCTGGTGTAATTTATAACTGGAAGCAAATTTATGATATGCTTTATGATGAAGAATATGCAAAGACAGAAAAAGCAAATCGTAGAGTTGTATATTCTACATCTTTAAATCAGCGTCCTGTAGGTAATAATTCATTTCATACTTGGAATGGACTTCAGATTATTGACGTAGATATTAAAGATCCAAATATTGCAGATGGACTTAAGAAAGATATTTTTGAAGAACTTAAGAACTTTCATTGGTTCTTAGGTATTTGTAAATCTGCTTCTAAGAAATCACTTCATATATGGACAAAGATTACACCTATATCAGTAGAATATAAAAACCGTCGTATTGAATATTTATGTAATTTCCGTCATAAATATTCATATCTATATATTATATTATCTAAGTATATGGATAAATATGGATATACTAAAGAGAATATATTAGAGTATATGGATATGGCTATGTGTCGTCCACAACAAGGTATTTATATTTCTTCTGATGATGCTTGGATGTGTACTAATTTCCAAGATCTTCGTCTTGATGTTAATTTTGAGTCAGCATTCAATACAGGAATAGAAAGTATTGATTGGATTTCACATCCTGAGCTTAAGCAGATTTTCTCTAAACTTGAATGGTTTATTAATGATGATTTTGATAATCAGACAAATATTGAAGTCACAAATATAGAGAATATTAATGAATATGATGCTAAGAAATCTAAAGGAAAGAAGCATTATAAACATGCTCAACGTTGGCAGTTAGCTAATACTCTTTGTTCTATATTTGGTGAAACTAAAGCATTTTCTATTCTTTGTAATATTTGTGATGGAACTTCTGCAAGAGAGCTTCGTGGAGATGTCCATACAGCTGCTATTCATAATAAACCTATAAGTATGTGGGCTGTAAAAGAATTGAATAATCAGCATGGAATGAATATCAAGATTAAAAATGAAGAAGAAGATAAGAAAAATCTTGAAGTATTAAAAGAAATGACTACTGCTAATGTGAATACTGATCCTATGAAGATATTGAATGATAGGACACAGAAAGTAGAGTTATATCTTAGAAGTGATCAATATTTAAGTGATATTAGAGATGATATTATGAAAAATCTTGATCATATTACTCTTCTTGAAGCTGGTGCTGGTTATGGTAAGACTGAGATGATTAAAGCTTTGAAAGCAAAGACACTTCTTATTCTTCCTTTTACATCAACAATCAAAGCTAAAGTAGAAGCATCAGAAGTTACTAAGAATTGGCTTTATTTCTATGGTAATAAGAAGCCAACTTTACAAGATATCATGGGTAGTCAGAATATGAGTATGACTATTGATAAATTCTCTCATTTGAATGTATTTGAGCTTGATGCAGCAAATTTTGAATATATTGTAATTGATGAGTCTCATTTGTTATTTACTAGTTCTTATAGAGATGTTATGAGTCCTTGTATTCAGAGATTAGCTAATTGTAAAGCTAAAGTAATTATGATGACAGGAACTCCAACAGGTGAAATGCTTTTCTTCCCAAATATCAAACATATTAAAGTAACTAAAGAAGATAACCGTATTAAAGAATGTATAATTAATCTTGTACCTACTAAGACTGAGCAGCTTCTTGATATGTGTAATTCAATGGCTACAGATATAATGAATAATAGAAAGATTATATTTCCAACAAATAATGGTAATCTTTATTTCGATCAATTGACAGGTATTATTCAGCGTATTCTTGATGAGCGTCATTATGATAAACCTTTGAAAGCATTCTATTATAAGAAAAGTAAATATGGTGAAGAGTCAATGGATAATATCAATATCAATAAGACAGTCGGTGATAATGATATAATATTTTGTACAACTTATCTTTCAGTAGGTGTTGATATTTGTGATCGTCTTCCATTCTCAGTATATTTTAATGAGACTTGGATTCCTCAAGATATAGAACAGTTTGCAAATAGACTTCGTAATAATGACTTACATATTAAGATATATCTTCCTATGAAAGATCAGAATGGAGTATATTTTAATTATTACTATACACAACCTCTTGACTTAAGTTTTAATCAGAAAGACTTGATGTTTGTAAGAGACTTAGTAAAGACTTGTAATGATATGCTTGAGCGTAATGAAGAAGAATCAAAATATAATCCAATTATATCTTCATTATTAAGTGCTAATAAGTTCTTAAAATATGATGAGAATGATTGTAAATATTATATTGATGAGACAAATTATAAACTTAAAGTATTTGAGGAACGTTATTCAGAATATTCAAAACAACTTGAAGTAATGATTGAAGGAATTAAGTACTATGGATATGTTGTTCATATTGTTAAATCAGATAAAGAGATTGATGAGATGAGAAAAGATGATATTGAGCAATTCATGGTTAACTGTAGGAATCTTAAATTCAATGAAGATACTATTAAGATAAGAAAATTCTTACAACATATTACTGATGGAAATATTGATGATTATAGAGATCTTCTAAAAGGAAATTATGCATTATTCAAAGATAATGATGATGAGAATAAAAAAAGAAGAGAAGAGAATGATTTATATGTTGAAGATATTGAGATTCTTGAAAAACATACACCAATTATATTAAGTCTTTATAAACATTATGACTGTGATACTATAAGAGATATTTATGAATATTGTATAGACAGAAAAACAAATAGACTTAATTTCTCTAAACTTAAAAGAATTAAATTGTTTGTTGGTATAGAATCTTCAAGAAAAAAGAAACGTCTTGATTTTCCTGTACTTAAATTTGTAAAAGACTCTCAAGAATGGGCAAAAGAACATAGAGTATCAACTACACAAGAGATATTAGAATTCTTAGCAACATGGACTTGTAAATATTGTAATTCTATTAAAGATATTATTGTAGATGATAAAGATTATGCTGAAGCTATATTTGATATTGTAAAAGAATATTGGAAAGTAATCATAATTCAGAATCCTCCTAAAAATGGACAAGTTATAATTACTCCTTTTGAACTTCTTTGGAAAACTAAGCAACAACTTGATAATGCTTATGGAAACTGGAATACACAAGCTTTCTTCCTTGAACAGTTAGTTGGAGAAATGAAAGAAGAAACTCCAGAAGAAGAAAAAGAAGAAGAATTACCAGAATTTGAGCATACAGAAAAAGTACAGCTTAAAGATATTATTAATGAACTTCCACATATTGTACATGAAGAATTTGATTATTTTGATTATTCTGAGAAAGACAAGTCTAATTACAGATTTATGAAGAAACAAGGTAATACATCTCATTTGAATGATCATATATTTGGAAATGATAATGAGAATGAAGATAAACCTAAAAAACAGAAAGATATGTCCTTAGAGCTTGATTTTAAAGAAAATGAAGAATTACCATTTTGAATTTTATAAGTAATTAACTATTTTATAATAGATAAAAATTTAAAGTATTATGATATTAGTAATAGATAACACTTCAACAGCAGGAACTTTTTTTGATAATATTCATAATCCTAATTGGCTTGTGAATGAGTATGAACTTGATAATGTAGAAGAAGTTAAGAATTTTAAAAATGAAATTAATAAATCTTCTAAAGTATATATAAAAGATGGATATATTCCTATTAATAAAGAAATGACATCTTCTCTTAAATATAATTACATTACAGAAGATAATATAAATGAATTCCGTACTCCTTATTATGATAAAGTATTTAATACTATAAATAATTCATTTAAATTAACTAAAGAACAGTTTAATTCTTGGCTTCATTTCCAAGATGAACATCATGATTGTCGTATAGATAAAAAAACAAAAAGACCTAAATTTGGTGCTATTGGTGGAGGTTCTTCATTAATATTTCAAATTAATTATTGTTCAGAAGAGATGTTTCCTAAATTTGGATTTTTAGGAGCAAGATGTGAAGCTTGTAAGAAGATTGATAAACTTATTAACAAATTTGAAGATGATAAAAATTTAGAAAGATATTATAAGTCTCATATAGAATATGGATTTAAATTTAATCTTGTTGAATTTTATCGTTTTATTGAGATTTATAAAGAATATAAATCTACTATGGAAATATCATTTATGGAAACTGGTTTAGGAAATTGTATTTCTATAAAAGTAAAAGATTTTGTATTTTCAATAACAGATAATTCTAATTGGTAATGAGTAAAAAATATAAATTTATTGATGAACTTAAAGTAGGAGATAATTGTTATATTTTTACACATCCAGAAACAGATATTATAAAAGTAGAAGAATGTGAGATTGTAAAAATATATAGAGAATATTCTACTTGGTTTAAAGAAGAATGTTTAGTTATTGAATATCTTTTAAATAATAAAATTGAAAAGGATATTCTTCAAGATACATTAATACATGCTCCATGGATTGCTGGTCCTTTATGTGCAGATAAAGAATTTGCAATTAAAGAAGCTAATTATTGTAATAAATTAGAATTAAAGAAATATACTAAAAAATATATTAATCTTGAAAATAAATATAAACAAGAATTAGAAGGTTTATCATATATTATAGATGATCTTAATAAATTTATAAAAGAGAATAATAATCTATGAAAAATAAAATTGCTAAGGTAATTGATAAACGACCAGGTAAATGGCCTTATTATTATGATGAAAAAGATATAGAGAATTATCAAGAATATTTTATTAAAGGAACTAATATTAAATTAGGATTCTCATGTTTTGATAAAGAAAATAATGAATGGGAATATTGTAGAATAGTTAGTGAAAGTTATGATGATTTTATATATTCAGATACTGAAGAAGAACTTTATAAAGATTTTGAATATATATTAATGAATAAAAACTTTAGTTGGAGATATTATGATTAAATAATTAGATATAAATTATGATAGATAAAAAATATTGGAAAGATGAACTTAAAGGTTTATCTTATAATGAATTAAGTGAGATTGAAAAAATTGTTAATGAACTTAAAAAGAAAGCATCAACAAAAGAAGAGTTTATTGAAGTATTAAGACGTTGGCAAAAGAAATATCCAACAGTTAAGTATTTCTGTACTGGTAATTCTTGGAAAGGTGCTTATGAATGTGAAGGTGAATTTGGTGTAGAAGATTGGCAAGAAAGTTATGATTGTTGTAATAGAATTTATAATGATTATGATTCTTATGATGAAGACACTAAGAGTTTTGTTAAGAGATTCAAATCTTTAAAAGAATTTGAAGAGACTTGTTTGAATAATTTTATTGATAGAGATAAACAATTTGAAAAGGAAGTTGAAAATTCATTACATGCTCCAAAATGGGATTCTGGTGATGCAGAATATAATAATAATGGAGAAACACGTTATGAATTTGTAGATATTAAAACAGGTAAAATTTTTGAGTTAATAACAAGTGCATATTAATTATGATTGAAAATATTAAAGGTTATTCATATAATGATTTGACTATTGTTCCATCAGTTATTTCAAATATTTCTTCAAGATCTCATTGTTGTTGTTGGGAAAGTGAAGATTTTTTACCAATTTGGACTGCTCCTATGGCTAGTGTAGTATCTCCTGAGAATAGTTGGGAATTTGAAAGAAATGGTATTCATACAATAATTCCAAGGAATATTCCTATTGAGAAGCGTATTGAATGTATGAATGAATGTTATAAGTCTTCTTGGGTTGCTTTATCTTTGAAAGAGTTTGAAGATTTATTTATTACACATGAAAAAGATCGTACAAATAAATGGTATGGTATTTGTGTAGATATTGCAAATGGTCATATGAAGAAACTTTATGATATTTGTATAAAAGCTAAGACTATTGCAAATAATAAAGGTTCTTATATTTCTATTATGACTGGTAATATTGCAAATCCTGAGACATATCATTATATTGTTGATAATTTCAATATTATAAATAAAGATGGTAAAAAAGACTGTATTATTGACTATATCCGTGTAGGTATAGGTGGTGGATCCGGGTGTATCACAACGAGTAATGTTTCTATTCATTATCCACAAGCATCTCTTATTAATGAGACATATAAGGTAAAAGAAGATTTAAAAATGAAATCTTTTTATTTCAATTATGGACGTCTTCCAGAAATTATTGCAGATGGTGGAATCCGTAATTATGATCATGTTATCAAAGCCTTAGCTCTTGGTGCTGATGGAGTTATGATTGGAAGTCTTTTCTCTCAATGTATAGAATCTGCTGGAGATAAAGTTAATAAAAATATTAATCAGAAAATCTCAGCTAAACTTCCTATTTCAAGATATAAAGATTTTTATAAAGATGATAAAGGAAATTGGTGGGGTCATTATACAGAAGAATTTATTGAACATTCATTAGAGCCTTGGAAAAAAGCTATTGAAGATGCTATTGAGAAATATGGAGAACTTGATAATGAAGTATCTGAAGCAAGAGGAAAATATAATGCTAAGTTAGAAGATTTAAATGGTGAGAAACTTATTGGTCCTATTGATGTAAAATTCTTTGGAATGGCTTCAGCAGATGGTCAAAAATCTATTGATGGTGAAAAGAAGAAGACTGCTGAAGGAATTACAAAATATCTTCCAGTAAAATATACAATTGCTGGTTGGTCAAAGAATATGGAAAGTTATCTTTGTTCAGCAATGTCATATTGTGATTGTAAGACTTTAAGAGATTTTATTGGTAAGCCTACACTTATTGTTAATTCAATTTCAGAAATTCAAGCTGTAAATAAATGAAAAGATTAAAAGCTATTTGGAATATATTTATTTGTGATGAGTTCTTTTTAGCAACTTATTATAATAATTATAATTATGATTATCAGACTATGGATGAAGTAAAATATATTCATCCAAGATTTAATCAATATTTTGCAGATTGTATCAGAAGATGGATAGATGACATATATAAAGAATTACCAAAATTTAAATAATATATGAATTACGAAAAAGTATTTAATAAACTAGTTGATGATACTCAGAAATATATGGAGTCAAATAATGTATGGGCAATGATTCTTGGTATTTCTGGTGGTATTGATTCTACATTGACAGCAGCAATTTGTTCAGAAGTAGAGAAAAGAAATTCTGATTTAAAATTTTATGGAATATCACTTCCATGTACATCAAATACAGAAGATGAGAATAATTCTGCTTTAAAATGTATGAAAGCTTTTTGTAAAGAAGGACAATATTGGACTGAGAATCTTCAGAAAGAGTTTTTATTTATGAAAGCTAGTTTTTCACAACGTCATTTACCAACAACAATTGGACAAGGTAATATTAAAGCTCGTCTCCGTATGATGTATCTTTATGATCTTGCTAATTATATGAAAGGACTTGTAATGGACACAGATAATCTTACAGAGCATTATCTTGGTTTCTTTACAATTCATGGTGATGTTGCTGATTTAAATCCAATTGGAGGACTTTGGAAACATGAAGTATATGAACTTGTAAATTGGCTTAGAGATCATTATGATAATTTTACTAAATATGTAAGTCTAGATTCATTTGATTCAAAAGATGAAATTGAGACTAGAAATGAATATGCAAGAAAAGTAAACGCTCTTTCATATGCTTTGAATATTACTCCAACTGATGGAAATGGTGTGAATAATCTTGGAGATATGGGACAGATTGCTCCACAGTTTGCACATGATAATAATTATGAAGCTTATAAGAAGGTAGATGATATTATTCAGACTTATCTTGAATATAGAGGTCATCATTCAGAAGAATATCAGATTGCTATTGATGAACTTTATAAGAAATATCCACCATTAGTAGATAATGATTATGTTGTACAAGACAGTGTTGAAGAAGTAATATCTCGTATTAACCGTACAGAATATAAGAGAAATACTCTTCCTTTTGTTCCAACTAAAAGAGAAGAACTTTTAAAATTAACATAATATGATTAAAGTTATAATTATATTTATCTGTCTAATTTTTATTTATTATAGTCTTGGATATGCTTTTGGATATTCATTATATAGTGATGTTATAGAAACAAAACTAGATAAGGATGAAAAAGATATAAGACCTAAATGGTTAAGAAATATAATACGTATTATTGTAATTACATTATGGCCAATTTGTGTTTGTCTATTAGTATTATATTTCTTTTATAAATTAATAATTGTTTTAATAAGTGATTTTTATAATTTTTGGTTTAAATGACAAATAAAGAATTTTTGAATAAGCTTTTAAATACTCATACACCATCAGGATATGAGACACAGTTTTCCCTTAATGAAGATGGAGATATTTGTTATTATCCTCATGGTAGTTTTACTCGTGATAACATAGATAATATTATATGGCATAAAGGAAGTAATAAAGAAGATGCTAAGATAATTATGATTTCTGCTCATTATGATGAGAATGCTTTGCAAGTTTCTAAGATTAATAAAAATGGAATGCTTCATATTGTAAATCTTGGTGGACTTGATCGTAAGACTATTGAAGGTTCTCATGTATTAGTAAAGTCAGATATTATTGTTGGTGGAGTAAAACGAAATATTCCTGGTATTATTGGTAAGACAGCTATTCATAAAGAGACTAAAGAAGAAAGAGAAAAGACAGATCAGTTTAAAGATATTCTTGTAGATATTGGTTATGAATCTGATGAGAAAGTAAAAGAAGCAGGTGTACATGTAGGTTCTTTAATTGTATTCAAGAAAGATGTTAATATTGAATTTGGAGAAAAAGGAAATTATATTGTTGCAAATGCTTTAGATGATAAGATAGGAGTCTATTGTGTGACTGAAGCTTTTAATAGGATTGATGAAGATTATCTTGTAAAGAATAATATAAGTCTTTATCTTGTTTGGTGCAGTCAAGAAGAAGTAGGACTTCGTGGAGCCACTGTTATATCTAAGCAGTTGAATCCAGATGTATCTATTGATGTAGATGTCACTTTTGATACTGATGTATATAAAGGACAGGCAAATGACTCTATTGTAAAGCTTGGATGTGGAGTAGTATTAGACTATGGACCTCAGGCAAGATATAACCTTCTTGAAGAGCTTAAGCAATTAGCGAATAATTATGCTATATCATATCAAGAAGCAGTTGCAAAGCCTGGAGGTAATAACTGTCATGCTATTCAGATGAACAGTAAGAATTGTCTGACAGCTCATTTAGGTATACCTAATCGTAATATGCATACTCAAGTAGAGATGTGTCATTGGGATGATGTAAATTCATGTATTGATTTGATAGAAACATATATAAATAATTATTTTTTAGATTAAATAATTGAATTTTTCATGTTTTATACTATTTTTAGTTTAAATAAATTAAAATAGTAATGAAAAAATATAACCAAGTTTCGATTTTTAGTAAGAATTCTATATTTATCTCTCGTATAGATAAGGTAAATGATGATAAATATATAATGTATAAGAAAGATCAAGTAGATCTTGATACTGGACATTATTCATTTAAATCTTCATATTATCATACAGAAGAGAAAGAAGTTGTTAAAAAATCGAATCTTGGTTTTTATTATAAGTCTAAAGTAAGAGTTCATAAGAATACAGATAATCAAGTATCTTATTCTAAGACTGCTCCATTATATAAAACTTTTACAATTCTTTGTAGTAATTTCACATATATTATAAAATATCCTTGGTCATATAATAATGTAAATATAGGAACAGATACACGTCCTTATGATTTACTTGATAAAAAAGGAATTAAAGATCATTATTTAATTGACTTAAAAAAAGAACTTGATACTATATTTGAAATATGCCGTAATGAAGATATAAATAAGAAATATGAAATAAAGTTTCACAATAAAAATAATTATTCATCTTGTGATATAGGTGAAATAAGATGTGAAATTTATAAAGATATATTTGGAGATAAGAATGGACTTTCTATCCGTACTGATAAAGAAAAGATAGAAGCTCATGGATTTGATAATAAAGAAAGTTTTAGAAAAGATAAAAATGAGTAAGAATACTACTATATGGGAATTCAATAAAAGAGAAGATAAGCCTTATTGTCTTATTTTCTCTACTTTTACTGATTTATTCAGATCTTGTGATTTTTCATTCTATGATACTAAAGAAGAGTGTCTAGAAGAGATTGAACTTATCAAAGAAGTATATAAGAATATTGAACGTCCATCTAAGAAAGGACAAATTTTAAGTAATGGTCAAGTTAGAGATACTTATGAATGGAATGATAATAAGTTCTTTTATGGTTGGATATTAGTAGATTTCAACAATGAGAAATATACTATTGGAAAAGATGGTGTAAAAATTCAAATTCAAAAAGATCCTTATCCAAATTATTGTCTTATAAATAATAAGACTAATGGATTAAAAGTAAAAGATATATTATTCCGTAAAGATAATGAAGTATCTTTCAATTATCCATGGGATGATGGAGAATATGAAGGATGGCTTCAGTTCCGTTGGGGTGATGGTAAGAATGCTATTATAGGAAGTACTCCAGCAGAAATCAGAAAAATAGAAAAGAAAAAGAATTATAAACCTAAAGATAAATTTTATAAACCTCTTGATGAAGATGAATTAAAACAATTTGAAAATAAATATGATCAACTTCAAGATGATATTCAAAAGCAAATTGATAGAAAATTACCAAATGAATTAATGGATAAATATGGGTGGTAAATTATGAAAGACTATTATACTAAATATAAGAAATATTTCGATAATCTAATGTTTGATTTTCAAGATCTTTATATTAAAATTAAAAATCTTGAATTAGAAAATAAAAGATTAAAACAAGAGATTAAAGAACTAAAATATGGTAGCAATAAAAAGAAATAAAAGATCTTTTAGAGTTCATAGTTATGAGTATAGATCTCAGACTAAATTTTCAAATAAAGATAATAGAACTATATATAATGAAGAGCCTATAAAAGGAGATACTTATTATGATAAACCTATAGGAAGTATAAATGGATATTATATGGTAGATATAGGTCGTGATGTAAGAGTACCTTCATTGAAACGTAAATCTGCTTGGAAAAGATTCTACAGGTTATTTCCTCAATTTAAAGGAAGAAAGACAATTACTGGATATTCTACAAGTTGTTATGTAAAAAGAGGATTAAATTCAAGTATGATTAAATTAAAAAAGATATAATAAAATTGAATTTATCTAAAACATTACTATATTAATTTTGTTGAACATTAAATAATTTAATATGAATAAAGAGAAAACATTTTATGTAGGTTCTGCTATTGATTTCTCAGAGAATGGTACTTATTCTCTTGTAGATGATACTTTTGAAAACAGAGCTACACTTGTTATTCAAGATGAGAATGTAAAAGTCTATTATGAAAGTGGTGCTCCTGAAGAGAACTTTTATAGTAATTATGAGAAGGTTCTTAAGTTCCTTGAGGATAATAACCTTACTTGTGTAAAGCTTTTGTCTGGTGATAAGCGTTGGAGAGAGTTCAATCCAAATCCTAAGGAGCGTAATATTGGTGATTGTACACTTCGTTCTTATTGTGCAGCATTTGATATCTCTTGGGATGAAGCATTTGATATTGCTTCTCAGATTGCAAAGGAGAATTCTACTCTTATTCAATATGTTGCTGATAAGGTACTTACAGAGCATTTTAATTGTACAGTAAGTGATAAGTATAATAAGAAGACAGTTAAGGGTAAGGATCGTATTACTGTTAATGAGTTTGCAATGACTCATCCTTATGGAACTTATATCTTACATGTACGTCAGCATCAAGTAACAGTTATTGATGGTGAGTATTGGGATTCTTGGGACTCTGGAGATAAAAAGATTGATACAGTTTATATTTTACCTAAGAAAGACTGATTATGATTGATCATGAGACTTTAGGAGCTCATATAAGGAATATTCTTACTCCTTATGCTAATATTATTCAACTTCTTGAAGATATTCATGAAAATAATAATGAAAAAATGAAGGAGTTTCTTTTAACTAAAATAGATCCAAAAAAACTTCAGAAAAATTTGAATCATTTTATTGAAGTATCTAAATTAAAAGAAGTAGAAGATATTAATTGGAGAGCTACAGAACTTTGTGAGAAATATTATAAAGAAATTGAGAATAATTAATATTAATAGTAATTTTTAAAATTTTAAAAAGTAATGAGAAAGTTTATTAATTGGATGTTTGCACTTGTATGTGCATTTGTAATGACTACTAGTTTTTCAAGCTGTATTGGATGTACTACAGTTGATTCTGGTGAGGTAGGTATTAAGTTTCATAAGTGGTCAACTGATGATACATCTTATGGTGGTGTTGAGGGCACTGTTAAGGGTTGGGTATTCTATAATCCATTCTCTACAGATGTATTCACTTATCCTGTGAATGTTCAGCGTAAGAATTATGAGGCTTTTACTGTAACTGCTAAGGATGCTTCTACATTTACAATGGATCCTCAGATTGCTTATCATATTAATCCAGATAAGGCATGTGATATTTTCGTAAAGTACCGTAAGCCAATTGAGGAGATTGAGAATGGATATATCAGAACTTGTATTTATGAAGCTTATCGAACATGTGCTAATAGTTATACATCAGACAGTTTGATGGGAAATCGAGCTCGATTTGAGGCAGATGTAAGGTCACGACTTGAGAAATCATTGCTTGCAGAGGGTTTTGTAGTTGATGAGTTTACAAGTGCTATTACTCCTCCACAGTCTTTGGCTGAGATGATTGACTCTAAGAATAAGGCAGTACAGGCAGCTTTGAAGGCTGAGAATGAAGTAAAGGAGGCTGAGGCTAATGCTAAGATTGCTATTGCTAAGGCAAAGGGTAATGGAGAAGCTACCAAGATTAAGGCAGATGCAGAGGCTTATTACAATCGAACTATTGCAGCTTCTCTTAGTCCATTGATTGTTCAGGAAGACTGGATTGAGAAGTGGGATGGAAAGCTTCCAGAGACTGTAACTGGTAGTGGTTCAGGAACAATGCTAATGATTGGAGCACATAAGTAAGTATGAATATTGGAATTTTTATAGGGCTATTGACAGTCGTCTTAGCCCTAATTTTAAATTATCTCATCCTATATAAATTTGAGGATTGTGGAGAGAAAGTAAAGCATTTCACAATAACTTATTATTGGACTTGGTTAGTTTCATTAGTTCCTTTTATTGGATTTATTTGGATGTTAATCTGGTTTATATGTTATTGTGTTGCAGGTTTTAAATGTACTTCAAAACTATTTGAAGAGAAATAAATACTATAAAGAGACTATATTAATTAATAAATATAGTCTCTATTTTTTATTTAATGGAGTATACAAAACAACATATAATTGAAAGTATAGATAGTTGGGTAGCATTTAATTTATTTGATTTTCAGTTCAGACAATATCAGAAAGAGACAATCACAGACATAATATATAATATTTTAAATCCTGATGAGGAAAATACTAATGGATGTCAGATTATAGAAGCACCTACTGGAAGTGGTAAGTCTTTGATTAATATTATAGCAGCTTGTGTATTAGCAGACTGTTATAATATACGTTCTTATATATTAGCTAGTGATCTTTATCTTTGGCAACAATATTATGATTTTATTCAGAAGAACTTATCTTTGAAAGAAAAGATAGGTTGTTTAAAAGGACAGCATGGAAATTATAAATGCCGCCGTAATAATGAAGACTTATCTTGTGCAGAATGTAAGATGGCAGGAATGTCTTGGGCAAGTCTTTATACTACAGAATCAGCTAAAAAATCAGGATTTGATTGTGCTAAGAACTGTAAATATCTTAAAGAACGTCGTCATGCTCTTAAGACAAAAGTCACTCTTCTTACTTATCAGCTTTTCTTTCTTATTGTAGATATGAATAATAATGATGAAAGAGTTCCTGTATTTGATCGTCGTGATGTAGTATTTTGTGATGAGTGTCATAATATACCAAATATAATTCAGATGCAATATTCTCCAGATGTAAAGCCTAATGATGCTGAGCATTTATATAGGCTTTATGAATATGCTATGCAGACTGATTTAGATTTATTTGATGAATTTAAAGAAAAACTATTACCTGAAAAACTTCAAAAGAAATATCCTAAATTAGAAGTACTTAAAGAAGAATGGGAAAGATATTGGAAGATAGCTTGTAATTTTAAAAATGATAATGCTACAGATTATCAGAATATATTAGATATACAACAATATTGGGAACAGTTTTTGTCTACTGTTGAAAATGTTAAAGAACAGATAATGAAGAATATTAAGAATCATTCAATAGTGACAAAAGAAGATATTAATATATTCAGAGAATGTAATTATATTGAAAAGTATATTGATATTATATCTACTTATATTTATACAATTAATATTTGTGGTAAACAATATCTTGTAAAACAGATTAATGAGAAAGATGAAGAGATTAATCTTATAATTTATCATTGTGCAAGAGAAGACTATATGGTATTTCATTATCTGTTAGTAAAGAATAGATTTAAAGTATTATTAAGTGCAACTGTTGGTGATCAAGAATCTTATGAAGATAATATTGGACTTAGATATTTTGGAATGAAAGTAAAAGACTCTGAAATGCTAAGAGATGTAGTAAGGACATATATTAATCATCCAAGTGAAGTTGTAGAATTAGGATTTAATGATTTAGTACAAGTTTCAGATGAATCAAGTATATATTCTAAAATTCCTTCAACTTTTGATTTCTCTAAGTCTCCTATACATTTTCTTAATAAATATAATATGGGATTCAAGACTAGAAGACAGTCTATGCAAGCACTTAAACCAATTATATATAAGTTATTACAACAACAATTTCAAGGACAAAGAGGAATAATTCAGACAGGTTCTTATCAATTATCTAAAGAGATTATAGATGATGCTCCTTATGAATTAAAGAAAAGATTTCTTTATTATAATGGATCACATGAGAAGATAGATAATGTAATGATACATAATATGAGTAAAGATACTATATTGATTGGTCCTACTCTTAATGAAGGAATTGATTTACCTGGAGATAAATGCAGATTTATAATAATTCTTAAAGTTCCTTATCCACAAATTAAAGATCGTTTAGTAGAAGCTAAGATGCATCTTTTTCCTACATGGTATAATTACACAACTTCTAATCAGATTATACAAGGAATAGGAAGAGGTAATCGTTTTAAAGATGACTGGTGTATAACTTATATTCTTGATTCTTGTTTCTTTAGTCTTTATATGGCTACACAAGATCAATATCCAAAAGAACTTCAAGAAAGAATAAAAATATATAATTAATAATATGTCAGATATACAAAAGCATACTATATTAAGTTTAGAGAATTATGGAAATAAAGTAACTTGGGAAACTGATCATTCAGATGTTATTCTTACTGAATTATTTGATGCTTTTCGTGGTCTTCTTGTTGGTATAACTTTTAATGATCAACAAATTTTAGAAGGTATGAAAGAATATGCTGAAGAAAGATTACAAGATGGTGAAGAAGTAGGAGATGAATATTAAAAAACAAAATAAAAAAGATCTAATAAATACAGAATTAATTATAAACAGTATACTATTTTAAATTAATAAGTATTTAGCATATTTTATTTTATGTTATGCATAACTTTTGTTTTTAGCTAAATACTTTAGAGAAGATAGAAGATGGGTAAGATAGCTTGCTTGTGAAAGTAGGCTATCTTTTTTAAAGAGAAACATTTTAAACACAATATATATTATGAAAGAAATAGATAAGATATTTTTTGGAAAAAATGGTTTAACAAGTACTTCAGCAAACTATATAGCTAATAAAGCTAAGGAATATATTGCTGAACTTGAAATCAAATTCAGTAAGATTGGATTTGTAGATGAAAAACTTTTAGTACCAGGTACAAATGATACTAAATATGTAAGAAAGGGTTATAATTTCAAAGATTTAAAAGAAGTTGTAGACAATGACATTAAGAAGATGTATCAGATTAAGTCATTGATTGCATGGCTTCGTGAAGGTATTAAGTGTAAAGATAATTATATTACAAACCTTAATTATCAGTATACTTTTGATGAATATTTGAAAGAGAATAATATTGAAGAGAATGTACCTATTCAAAAACCAAGATTGACTAATGAAGATGTAATCAGAACTTGGGATATTGAGACACGTAAGAAATATTATGATCTTGAGACTAAGTGTGCAGTACTTGGTAAGATGATTCATAAAGATTCTCCTCTTTCAAAGGGTAAAGAAGAGTTAGTAAATATTGCTAATGCTCCATCAAGAATTGAAAAGTTTGATAATTCTGTTCTTATTTATGAGAGAGAATCATCAATGAAGCTTAGTGATTTGAATGATACTATTTTCCAACTTCAGAATGAGCATCGTGCTTTCCAAGCTGAATTAAATAATCTTAAATTTAAGATTCAAGAGACTATTACTAATGAAGCTAATAAGTCATTCAAAGAATATCAAGAAGAGTATCAGAAGTATCAGCTTGAAAGAAATAAAAATTTTAAAGCTTATCAAGAGAAACTTCTTCAGATAAAAGATGAGATTGGAAATCTTAAGATTGTTATTCCTCAGTCTTTGAAAGAAACTTATGATTTTGTAAATAAACTCTAATATAAGTAAGATTTCTGTAAGGGTTGTCCGGAGGAAATCTGTATGCAATAGGGTAAGGTATATTTTCTATTCGCAAGAATAGGCCAGCGCACTGTAACTGCGCTAGATAGTCTTGAAAACTATTAAGAATTGATAATTTCTTATTTTGGCTCTTCCTACCCTCTTTTTAATAACCTTATAAATAATGCCAACTAATTCTTAGTGTAGAATAAGTGCATAAAAATATTTATTTGGTGTTTGTGCTTTTGTTTTTGAATAGGAAGAGGTTTGTGTCTGAGATTTTGGCATGATAACCTTACTACTAAGCAACTTATATTTTAATATACAGCCACATATAATTCAGAATATTATATGTGGCTTTTACTATGTTTATATTAATAAAAGATTCAATATAATATGAATATAATATTTAAAGAAGCAGAGATAAGAAATTATATTTATTCTAGAAGTGCGACAGTAACTAGAATAAAAAATGGTAAAATTATAGAAAGAAATTCTGATGAAGTGTTTGAAAATTTTAAAAAGACTTTTGAAGAAGAATTTACTTTTGAAGATGATATTAGTGTAAAGCATTTTAATGGTAAAGTTGGAAAAGGAAAATATTTAATAATTGTAAATGATAAAGTAATATATAGGAAAAATCGTCCTTATTGGTTATCATCTACTGATGGTTGTAAAAAATTCTTAATAAGTCATTTAAGTAATTATACTTTTAAACAATCATTAAATTTAGATTCTTATCTTTATCATCAGACTATACCGCCAGCAGAGGCTCTTTATAAAGATATGGAAGAAAGTGATTTTATAGAAATATTCAAGAATGAATTATGATAGAAGAAAGAACATATTTTATAGAAGATCTTCATCATGGAATATGTGATTGTTGTGGTGAAGAATCAGATGAAATTACAGAAAATGGATGTTGCGTAGATTGTGTAGAAGAAGCACGATTTATAGAAATGAGTATGAAAATGCAACCAAAACATTATTTTTGAATTTTTGATTTATTTTACTATATTGTGAATAATAAATTAAATAATATGGATAATTCAGCAACATCACGTCAACGTTGGGCATTATATTGCATTACTAAGAAAGATTATCGTAATGTAGAGATTTCTAAAGAAGAAGCAACTAAGCTTATTCAAGAGCTTGGTAATAAAGATTACCAGAAGAAATCTAAGAAATCTTTATCTGAACAACTTCTTGATTATTTGAAGCAACATATTGATGAACTTTATAAAGCTTGTCTTAGTGAAATTGGATATAAGTCTGTACTTGAAGATGATGTTAATCCTGATCCTAAAACTAAGCAAAGATGGGCTTTTGTTGGTTGTGGTTGTGGAATGACTTGGTTAAAATATCGTAAATCTAAAAGAGCAGAAGAAATTGATATTGCAGCCAGAAAATTCAGAGGAAATGAAATTCTTAATATGCTTATTAAAAAACTTCCAAAGAAAGACTATAATTATCTTAAGAAAATTGGATGTCCTTTTGAAGCTATTTGGTATCAGATGCAGAATCTTCAGTGTATTTATTTTCATTTTGTAATAGATTTTGCAAAACAAAAAGGAATTAATATGGAAATTCATTCACATTTAGATTAATAAAATATGGATAAATTATTTAGAAAATTTAAAAAAGTATCTAATCCACCTAAGCCTATACATTATGAACCTATAATTAAAGAGATTGTTGAAGGTAATAAGAAATTAGAGATTACTTTTCAGCCATTTGATGATAAATTTAATGGTGGATATTATATTGGAAAAAGTTATGTGAATTTTAAAGTATTCTTAGGAGATAAGCTTAAATTCACTAAGTTAATTAATGATGCTTCTTTAGATACTGTAAATAAATTAAATGATGATTTCTTAGAATTAGAAATTGTTAAAGGATATTTAGAAAGTATTAAAAAGAATATTCTTCCATTAATTGATTCTCCTGACTTATGGAAGAATTATCAAGATTTTGGAACAGCTAATGGTTGGAAAGAAACTCCTCAATATATTAAAGATTGTGAAGAAATAAGAAAGAATACTCCTTATTTTGTTGAATTTGTTGAAGGAGAACAAATTGGCAGATGTTGGAGTAGGACAATTAATCATACATTTAAATATAAATATGATGTAGATTCATCAGATTAATAATTATGAAAGGAAAACCAAAATATAAAATAGGTGATAAAGTACAATTCACATTAGAAGAAGGTACTTTTTATGGAGAAGTATATATAGTAGATGCTTATGGAACTTGGGATAATCCTAATGATGTTTCTTATGATATTATGGTAAATAATTGGGGTCCTAAGAAAGAAGAATGTCTGTTTAAGCATATTACAGAATCATTAGTATCATTACAATAATATGGAATTTAGTATAAATGATGGTAAAATTAGAGAATATGATGTTAATGTAAAACTTGAACATAAATTATATTCTCAAATTTATACTATATTATTAGATTTAAAAAATAATAGAAAACATTTAGATATTCATTTAAAGAAAATTGATATTAATAAATTATGTAATGCTTTCTGGAATGGAAAAGATACAGATATAATTGATTAAATATATGAGTAAATTATTTCATAAGAAAACAGAAACACCAATTAATGGAAACTATTATTATCTTATCAGGAAATATGGAAGTACTAGTAATATAATTGGTGAAGGAGAATGGGAGGATGAAAATGAATGTTTCTATGATAATAATGAAGATAGAACTTATCATTTAAGTGAAATTGATTATTATATGGAAATGCCTAAAGAGGAACAATTAGATAATTTATAATATGAATAAAAAGAAAATTTATTTAAGTCTTCCAATGACAGTTATGCCTAATGATATTGGAGATAGATATCGTGAGCTAAGTGAATATGTAGATACACTTTCTAAATATAAAGACTATGAGAAAGTAGGTCCAATTAATATTGAAAAATTTTTAGAAGATCCAAATTATATGGAAAAAGCTTTGCCTTATGCTTATTGTATGGGTAAGGATATTGAGCATCTTATAGAATGTGATGCTATTATTATGGGTCGTCATTGGGAGAAAGGTCCAGGTTGTAGAGTAGAATTAGAAACAGCAAAAATATATAATAAAGAAATATTATATCAGCTTTATGAAACAGACTGATAATTTAAAAGGTAATTGTGTAGATAAATGGATTAGTAATCGTTTAAATAATTCAATAAATAATTTTATTTATATACGTTCTTTACTTAATAGTAGATTGAAACAACGTATTACTAATGATTATTTTAATACATTATGTTATGAACAAGATTTCAATGATGTTATTAAATTAAGAGATGAAGCACAATTATTAGTAGAAAATTGTAATAAATTTCTTGAACGTATTTCTGAACAATATAGTAAACTTAATTAATATGCAGATTTATTCTATTAGTGATCTTCAAAATAAACCATTTGATGATGAGGAAATTGATATTGTTTCTAAATCACTTATATATTCATTAATTATTGGAATGTTTAAACAAATCAAAACAGGACTTTCTGATAAAGATATAATATCTTTATGTAAAAAAGATAATTGGTTTGAAAATTATAATTGGACACAAAATCAAAGAGATAATTATAAAAAGAAACTTGATAAAGTATTTTATAATTTATATAGATTTGGACCTATTAAATGTTCTAATACATCAAATGAATTTTTAATGAAATATGGATTTATTATAAAAACTAAAAAGAATAAAAAATGAAAGAAACATATTTTCATAGATTTTTATATAAAATAGATATTGATACTTTTCTTCCTTTTATATTTCTTATAATTACATTATTATTTTTTGGATATTTTATGACTTTTATCCATTTTAAATATAATGAATATAAAGAATATCCATGTATAGGAATTGAACAAAAACATAATAATGATTATATTGTGAAATATTCTGAAGGAGATTTTATAGCTAAGATTTCTGAAAAATCTTCTAAAGATAAGACAAAATATAAAGTTATTGTATATGAAAATAGAGATAGTGAAATATCTTTATTTGGATTTGGTAATAAGAATACTAAAGTAAAAAATTTATCATATAAACTGAAATCTATAAAGGAATGAATATGATTCATTCCTTTTACTATATTATAATAACCACTTTAAATATATTGTTTTTATGAAGTGGAAATTTTTATAGGTATTGATCAATCAATTAATTCAACGGGAATAACTTTACAGAAATTTGAGAATAATATTAAAATAAAAGAACATTTCTATATTATACATCAGAATAAATATACTAAAAAAGAACAAGAAGCTAATAATTGTTTAGATAATTTTGATTATATCTCTTATGATAAACGAGAAAAGAAAGAATCAAAAGATAATTCTGAATTTGAAATGAATAAGCTTTTTAATAATATAGATATAAGTAATAATATACTTAATGTTATTAAATCATCAATAGAGAATAAATTAGATAAAGTATATATAGCAATGGAAGGTGTTTCATATTCATCAACAAAAACACAATCTATTGCTGATCTTAGTGGACTTTCTACATTAATAAGATATAAGATATATAAATTTTTCCAACAGAATCAAGATAATTATGGAAAAATTTATATACTTACACCAAATGAAGTCAAGAAATTTGCATCTGGAATAGGTAATGCTAAGAAAGATATTATGGTTTCATTATTTAAACAACTTTATCCAAAACTTAATTTAATACCAAAAATTGATGATATAGCAGATTCATATTGGATTTGTTCTTATTGTAGAAATTTATATAAACAGAATAATGGGAGCAATAATAACTAAGCAGCCTAATGGTAAATATGCAAGATTCAGTACAGTTGTAGATACATTCACTCATTCTAATATAACTAAAGAAGAACTACATCAGCTTATGGAAGAAAAACATGGTAAGAATGACTATGATGTAATGTTCTTTGAAGATTTCTTAGCTGGAAAGCATTCATATAAACCTCAAGATTTTTATAAAGTAATACAAGATATGAGTCTTTCTAATGAAACTCTTGAATCAGCTCGTGAAATGTTAAAAGATATGGGTATGCATAACTATAGTAATTGGATGCCTAGTATAAGTTGGGATGATAATAGAAGGAAACAAGCTAAATGGCTAATGAAAGAATTAAGTAAATATATGTACCGTTTTAATTTTAAACTAATAGTAAAAGATGGTAAAATATATTTGAAAGATACAGCATTTAATGAAGAAGATAAAGAAACTGGATTTGATGAGGTAGAGTTTATATTTGATGAAAAGAATTGTAATGAACCTTTCTATGGAACTGAAGGTAAATAATTTAATTTAGAATAGCTCAGGAGCTCTCCAGCATTTTAAAATATAAAATATTAAAAACATATCGCAAATAATATAAAAACGTCTCAGAATTTAAATATGAAGAAAATATTAATAATGATTATGTCATGTCAAGATGAATTTTTTATAAATGAAGAGAAAATAATAAAAGAGACATGGCTTAAAGATCTTCCAGAGAATATAGACTATTGTTTTTATAGAGGAGATGAGAATATAGAAAAACATAAGTATAATAAAGAGCAGCATCTTTTGACTCTTAGATGTGAAGATAATATTGAGAATACTTTTAAAAAGACCTATTATGCTTTTAATATAATTGGAAAGATATTCAAAGACTATGATTATATATTCAGAACTAATACATCAACTTATGTAAATACTCAGTTATTAAGTAAGTTTGTTGAAAATATATGTTCTAAAAATCCTAAACAACTTTGGTCAGGTGATATATATTCATTAAGTAATTCTTTTTGTCCATATCCACTTTATATTTATGGACGAGGCAATGGTATTATACTTAGTAAATATCTTATAGATATAATACTTAAAGAAGGACTTGGATATCTTTATCTTCAGAAATGTGATGACTGGATTATAGGAAATATTCTTAATACACATTGGATTAATGAACAGTCTGACTATGAAACAATGATTAAAGGATATAAGCATGGATGGTTTAAATGTGTTCCACAAGAACAACCAAATAATCATAAGCTTTGTGTATATGGAAATCAGAATAAAGACTGGAATTTTTTAAATCAGTTCATTACAATACAAGTTAAAAGATATAGAGAAAGACATTTAGAAGAAGCTAACTATAGAGAACTTGATGAAGTTTTCAAGAATAATTCATATACAGATAAAGAATTAAATAAGATAATTGAAGATAATGAACAATATTCAGAAAATCCATCAATATTTATTGGATCTATTCTTGGATATACATCTTATAATGAATGGAAAAATTGTGATAAGATGAAATTGTTTAATTATCAAGTAAAACATAAAGCTTCTGATGATGAAGAATTTGGAAAAGATACAAAATGGTTATAAAAAAGAAGAGGTAAGTTAAAACTTACCTCTTTATTATTTAGAACTTATCCTCAGCTAACTTTAATAATTTCTCATCATCTCTGTCTTCTTCGGATAATTCAAATTTCTCATAGAAATTATTAATGTTCTCTTTTAGATAATTATCTAATGCCTCTTGTGATTCAATTTTCTCTGATTCGATAATTTCATCACACCACTTATTGAAATTCTCTTCCAATGTTGGAATTTGTGAATCTTCAATAGATTCTTTGATAAAATCTCTAAAATGCTTCATTATATAATTGTTTATTTTTGTTGATTCTTTTTTGCTTCTTCTTCAGCTTTTTTCTTTTCTTCTTCTGCTTTCTTCTTAGCTTCTTCCTCAGCTTTCTTAGCTTCCTCTTCAGCCTTCTTTACAGCATCATCATGTGTCTTATCTTCTGCAATATTAGTCTCTTCTTTCTCTAAAAGAGCTAAATCACGAGCAGCTTTGTTAAGAACAGCAATAATAGCTGGATTATTCTTGTTCTGCTCAGCTAATAAAGCAATCTTCTTCTTACGAGCTTCCATTGCAGCTTTCTTAGAAGCAGCTAATTCTTCTTGAATATTCTGATATTGATCTGGAGTCTTCTTCTTTACATCTTCATTAATTCTTTCTTCATAAAGATGTTTAAGATCAATACCACTTACAGATGTAACTTCTTGAAGAGCATCCATAATATAATCAAAATTCTTAGTATATGTTCCAGAATGAACTGATGCATTAACTGTCATTTGAATATTATCTTTAGCTTCAATAACTGTACAAATACTACCTGTACTTGTTTGAAGAACTTTAGCACAATCCATAATAAAGATATGATCAAATGCTTCAAATACTTGATTGATAGCAGCTGTCTTATTCATAAAATCAAATCTTTCATTCATTGTCATTGTCTTAGAAAGAATATCACAATATTCTCCAAACTTTTCAAATGAATCAAATGTCTCATTGACTTTCTGACCTTTAGTTAATGTAAGAGTGTTCTTTCCATCTGATTCTTTAATAAGGACTTTGCAATTATCAAATCCACTCTTCCATTCATAAGAGATTTCTCCCTCATTATTTGTAAATGACTCAAGAAGAGCATTAATATTTCTAAATTTAACATCATCACATACAGCCTCTGCAACTGTCTTCTCTTCTTTAGTGATCTTATAAGTTCTGCCAAGAACATTGAAGTACTTTGTTCCTTCTTCATTCTCATAAACATAAGAAATAGGATTTATAACTGTATAGTTAGGAGCTTGTTCTTCTGTAATAGCAGACTTGAATACTTGCTTACATACATGACGGAACTCAGGAATATATTGTACACCTTTAAGAGCTCCACTCTTGATATAAGAAACTACTTGTGATTCATCCATCTCAAGAAGTTTACTTACTTGTTCAACTCCTGTCTTAGCAATATAACTATAAGTGGATTTGTTATTCTCTACTGATTCACAAGCACTAGCTAATTGCCAAGAAATATTATTTTCCTTAATAAAACTCAATACAGACTCTAAAACACTAGTTAAACCTGTATCGAAACCATATTTTTGTGCTTCTTGGATGAATCCATTTACAATACCACAAGATGCAGGATTTGTGAACAAATATGCCTTGTAGTTTTTGACTAATTCTTTACCTGCTTCTGTTACTGCCTCACAAGCACCAAGCTTAGTTGCGAAATCCAGGTTGTTAAGTAATTTTACGTTCATATTTATTTTATTTGGTATATTTCAAGTTATTTTTATATGAAATTATATATAATAATAATATTCATATACAAATTTCTTTATATAATAATAAAAATTTTTATAAAAGATAAATAATTATTATATCTTCATTCCTATTTTTGTACCAATTGCTGTAAGTACTAATCTAGAAGTTATAAGATTTCCTAATGTTCCTTTAGGATCAATACCTAAAGCAGAACATATAGCAGTACCAAGTTTAGGTCCAAATGTTGCTCCAGTCAAACCACCAACTATAGCTCCAAATAATCCTTCTTCAATTGGAATATTATTCTCTTTAGCTTCTTGAAGTTTCTGAATTACACTATCATAAGAAAGCTCTTCAGTAACTTGTTGATCTTGTTTTATATAATCATTAATATCTATCATTTTTTCTTTATATTATAATGTTTTTGAATTCCTTTAATAATAGCATCATCAATTTCTTCTTTATATTCTTTTGGATATGCTTCTATTATCTTAATACCTATTTTATTATTTGATTTTTTAAAGAAATATATCAATGCTTCTATAACTTCATTAATATGTTCATTTTCTATTTTATTATATTTAATACATTTTTGCATATTTTTATCTGTAAAAAAGTTATTTACATTATAGAACAATGAACAGAAATTGAATATCATTTCAATAATATCTTCTTTGACATCTTTATTGAAATTTATTTCTTCATTGAATTTACTTATATGAAGTTTTTCTTGAATAAAATTATCTAAAGTTTTCATAAGTTACCAAATTCTTAAGATTTGTGAAGTTGAACCATCATTTTCACCCCAATCAATACATCCACCAACTTTAATATTTTCATATTGCTTGTATGCATCTTTATCAGCTCCAACCATATTAGCAAAATCTTCAGCTGTATTAAAAGCTGTTATAGATACAAATTCACCATCTTCATTAAATATCAAAAATCCTTTCTTGAATTTCTTTTTACCATCGTCAAAACTATATGTATGATATTCTCCATCTTTATCAACTTCATTTTGAATTTCAACTAATAAATCAGTAGAAGTCTTTTCATAGAATTCTTCATCTTTATTTGATTTCTTAAATTTTCCTATATGTAGTTTCTCACTTATAAAATCATCTAAATTTTTCATTATTTAAAAAAATTATATATTTTATCAATATTATTTAATTTAAAGATGATTTATTTCTTTAAATAATTCTACTAATCCATTTAAATCTCTAAGATGAGCAGGATCTCCAGTATAGAAATTACATTCTATTTTACTTATATAAGGTTTTTTATCATATTCATCAAGTGAAAATGTTATTGTTGTATCTTCATCTTTTGATAAAGCAATATCTCCTTTAATTTTTAAAGAAGGCCAACCAGTTTTTTTAATAATTGGTTTAAGTAATTCAAAACCAGATTGAGATTCATTTACAAAATCTTCTAATGATTGCATAATATTTATAATATAACTTTATAAATAAAAATAAAATAAAAATAGGTTAGTAATTAAACTAACCTATTCAAAAAAAAATTCTTTAATATATCTTTAAAATAAATAAATACCAATATTGTGGATAATCTGTACCATTATCATTTT